CAATAGAGTGTAGGTAGAAACGCATAAAGTCAAGGTTCATATATGCCTGGGCATCAGACTCTTTCTTTTGGTTAAGTACTGCAGCAATATTATCTCCAAGTAAGTCTTCGGCTTTAGCAATGTATTCGTCCATAGACAACTTACCTTTATCTTCAGTAGATAGATGAGAGGCATAGTTTGTAATTATCTGACGAGCAAAAACAACTCTTTGTTCAGGAGTTTCAAAAGTATTAATGTCTTTGAACTGAACGTAGTTAAATGTAGTGCCGTAGTTTCTTACTGTGTTTGGACTTACCAATGACTCAAGACCTCTACTAAGCTTCTTATTGCCGTTAAAAGTATTTAAGTCTTGGGTATCTATCTTAGGCTGACGGCCCGGAGATATAGATGCACCGATACGCTTGAATACCTCACGCCAGTTATCTTGCTTTAAGTCATCAGTATTGATGTTAAAGTTAGAAGGATCCCCTACAAACAGGTGCATGTATTCAATCTGATGCGTACTGTAGTTTGTGATGTAGTCAGCAAGTACTATATCAAGGTTAGGAGTATCAGGGAATAAAGTTTTAAACCTGTCCTCCAAACTCATAGTGCTAGAATCTCTGGGATTCTTCTCGATCTGACCTAAGTTAATTGCCTCAGCCAACTCTAGTTTAAACGTCTGAACCTCAGCATTAAAGAAAGGCTCTAGATAACTTTTAAACGAAGCCAAAGGCATAAGTTTCATTACCTGATCAACAGTTTCCTCTTTAGACAACTCACTACTCTTGATAGTGTCAAGCATTTGCTTCTCTATGTCTTTAGGAATTATTCCGTTGAATATGATAAACTGACCACCACGCTTTTCTTTAGCGGTAAGTTTTTCTTTCCCATTGGTATCTGTGTAGGCACGAGACAACTCAAACTTAAGATACTTGTAGAACTGCTCTACTACTTCTCCAGGAAGCATTACAGCACCACTTTCAGAATCTAATCCGAAAGAATTAATATCGTAGTACAATCTCTCGGCACGGGAACCACTCATACGAGTAGCGTAGGAAGATGCCTTAGAGCCGGGACGCATATTCTCAAACACGCCTTCCTTAAGGTAAGCACCTAAATCTTGAATAAGTTTATCTTCAGGGTTAAGGTTAATAGTCTTTTTACCATCTACACCAGGAGTGTATCCAGTAAAGTTAACTACCTCCATCTTTCTAAACTCTTTACTAAGATTCTTTCTACGGGTTCCTGATTGATTGAATAGTTTATTCAGTAGAGCAGAGTTGGTTACAAATGAACCTGACTTATCAAAGTTTCCTACAAAGTCATTGCTGTTTAAGTTAAGGTGCCCAGAAAGATCTTTGACGTTCTGGACATTGTTTACGTTACTAACTTCAGATACTAGGTGTTGCCACTCACGGATAGACCACTCCATGTTTCCTTCATCGTTGATGAATGAAGCAGATTTAGTTACGTAGTAGAAGTTCTCAGCAGCTTTAAATAGTAATTGTCTTTCGTTAGCAAGAGTCTGGTTACCTATGTTCTCGTTAAAGTGTTGAAGTACGTTTTTGTAAGCAATAGTAGCCTCGGTATCTTTTTCTGTGATAGCGGTATTACCCTTTAGTTCTTTGATGCCTTCTTGCAACAAACTAGAAATGTCTTTACGTACATCAGATAAGAAAGTACGTGCAGGGGTTTCAACAGCCTTGTTAACCTTGTTCAACAAGTTCCTATATTCTTTGACTGGAAGTTTGTTGATCATGTTGTACAAGACCATCTTATTGTAAGCAGCCAAAGCAGACTTACGCATAGCATCTTCAGTTGTAGCTGAGTAAGGAGATAAGGTCTGTCTAATGTTTCCTTGCTTATCGAAGAAGGAAGCCATGTTTTGAGGATACAAGTCAATGCCAAAAGCATCACGCATAAAGTCAAACAGTTCCTTAGTGCTAGACTGAGGACTCAACTTATAGGAGGTAAGCGCAGACTCTATTGAGAATGTAGCAAACTCTAATCCATTAGGCGCACTCTTTACAAACTTCCTGCCTTCTTCTGCATTCTCTGAACGGTGTTCACGCAAAGCACTTTGTTGGAACTCGTTATCAAAGAACTCTAAAAGAGCATCTTGTGTTAAGGTACTTACAAAGAAAGTATTGAATCCAAGACCAGATACTTCTTTATTGCCCTTGGTTGTTTCTATGATACGAGCTATCTTCTCTGCTTTAAGACGGAAAGGAGTAACTTGAGGCATAGACATAGACTGTATGAACTGACTCTTAAGTAGTAATTCTTCAGGAGTCAACTCAGTTTGCTTAGGACTAGGAAGCATGTCAAGCAAGTCACGCATCTGCGGATTGTACTCTACCAAACCTTCAATAATCTTGATAGCTTCTTCGTAGTTGGTAACACCAGAAAGTTTATCCTGTAGTAAGTTCTTGTTGTATAGGAAATCTCCATTGGTAGGAAGACCTAGAGAATCTCCGGTAACTACTATAACTTGACCAGCAACCACTTGTTTGTTTGGAAGACTGCGAATCAACTCTACTACATAAGGGTCGTAGTACTGAAGTGGGTTAACAGCAGATCTATCTGCATATTGACCTACGTCCTTACCTTCTTCTCCTGGAATAGTATCTTCCTGTACACTTTCTTGAGTATCGTCTTTAGTTGTAATTTCAGATTGCACTTTGAACAAGTCTCCTTGTACAAATGATTGGTGGTGATCTACTGTATCCAACCAAGTCTCGTCGTTGTATACGATTGGCTTTAGCTTATCTATTCTATCTTGAAGAATGTCTGCAGTACCTGCGTCCTTCTTATTAATAGCAACTTGAAGTTGAGCCTCGTATTCAGCAATTGCTTGACGGAAGTTTTCACGTACAGCATTATACAACTCAGGTACATACTGATTACGGATACTCTCATCTAGCAAATCACTAATCTTACGGCCATCAGCTTTCATCTTAGCGTACAAACTATAATCTATGAAGTTAAGAATCTCAAAGCCATCATTGGCTGCATAGTCCATAGTATGCTTACCCTTCTCATCCTCAGTAACCAAAGTAAATGACTTGGTACGGTTAAGAATAGTTTCTGCTATGTTCTTCTCAGACCTTCTGTAGGTGTAGATCTTACCTGAGTAAAGGTTTTCAAATACCTCAGTAACTTTACTCTGAGCTAAATCCTCTGGAGATAAGTTGCCTTTTTTAGTCACACCATTAAACAGTGACTGCAAGAAGTAGTAAATACGGTCAAACAGTTTAGCAACAGGTTTCTCAACCTTAGCAACCTCAGTAACGTCTTTTGATTTCTTCAAGGCAAATGCTCTGTACTCCTCTGCCAATACTTCCTCTGCTTGTCGCTGAGTCAATGCATTGTAGGGGATAGACATGTTGCCTATCTTGAAACTACCTTCACGACTTGTGATGGTTTGATACAAAGCAGCTCTCTCAGCAGGAGTTAAATACTTCTGTGAGAATTCATGCCAAGACTCGTGGTAGATATCAGTGTAGTCAGAACCTTTGTAAAGAGTCAAAGCGTGTTTTGTCCAAGTAGCATAGGCACCGCTGTTAACCACATTGTGCATGTTCGCAAAACTTGTAAACCTACTGATAGGACTATTCTTGAAATTGTTGTAAGCCTCTAATCTATCTAAGCCGGTAACCTCCTCTATCTTATTTACTACAGAGTTTGGATCCTTGCGGAGATCTTCACGGGATACTTGCTCTTGGTTCACACTAATAGCACGACCCTTTTGTACATTCATTTGGTTAGCTCTACGAATGTATCCAGCAGCAATTTCTTCTAAAGATTTATCACTATTAAAAATATAATCTGTAATTGACTTTACTTGGTCGGCTACAGACATCTTATTAAATCCAGCATACTTCTTTTGAAAGTTTTTCCCAAAGGTAATAGCTACAGCTAAAGTAGCCTTACGACTATCTCCTTCGTACAATCCTTCCAGGTTAGCATATAGAGGGTTTGCAGAAACACTTTCTGTAGCACCTTTACCTGTTGTTTGTTGTGATAATGGAAGACCATTATTTTTATCCCATAGGTAGTAGGCAAAATCTTCACCCACAACATCAACAAGGCTGTTGAATTGTTTACGTATAGTGGAATTAGTTAGATTAGGACAAATCATTGTATTACAAATATACTTTATTAATAAAAGTTTGCTCGTTAAAAGTTAAACCTGTTGGGTTTGTTCTTACCGAAAGTTTTGAATCGATTACCTGCAGAAGGTTTACAATCTTCTTGGTTCTTCTTACCCTCCTCTTGCTGAGAGTTATCCATAGAATCAGATACAACAGAGTTGGCAGGAGTCTGAGGAGTTTCCTCTACAGCTGCACTCAACTCTTCTAGGGACATCTTACCACTTGGAACATTCTCTTCTACTTCAGGTGCAGTAGTTTCGTTAGACACTACATTAAACTTAGTATTAGATCCTGTTCCTGTTACCTGTATTGACATAGGATTATCTCTTAGACCACCCTTAAAGGCAAATACTGCAGCGTTTGTGTCACCTACTTTAACTGTAATACGGTAGAAGAAAGTATTTGCAAATGCACTGCCTACCTCATAATCAGAGGTTGCAAGTTGACCGGTCTGTGGGTCTTTAGTAATCACTTCAATGTTTACAATGTTTGCAGGATTAATCCGCATAGCAGCCACGGCAGCATTGTACTTGTCAGCATTGATAGGCTGAGTAAGACCTAATGCACTTTCTACTTGGTCTGTAGGTATAATCTGCAACTCATCATTTACTTTAGGTGTAAGAGCTGGTCTAGTAGGAGTTTTCTTTACGGGAGCAGGAGCACTAGTCTTCTTTGTAGTAGCCTTCTGTTCTACGGCAGCAGAGTCTAAGTAAAGATTCTTGTTACCCAAAGTAAGTAAGTTGTCTTCCTTGTCTACTGGGAACTGATGAGTCCTTTTAAGATAGTCTAAGTAACTTTCATTTGACATAGTGATAGTCATGTTACCTTCTGCATCCTGTACTCTTTTGAATCTAGGCAATCTATCTCCCTCACGCTCCCCGTCTTGTAGATACTTTTTGTCTACTTTGTAGTACATCTTTTGGAGTAGTTGAGAAAATTCTTCCTTACCCAAAGTTCTGTGCTTGTAACTTCCCTTCTTACCAGTAGTTAATGTTGGTTTCAAGAGTTGGTCAAGTTGATAAACCATCTGACCTTCAGCGTTAGTAAAGGCATAAGTATCTCCGTCAAATAAAAGAATACGACTCTGAGGATCTATCTGGTTCATGATAGACATTAGATACTCTTTAAGAACAACAGGATTTACTACAGAAGCATCGTTAGAGAAAACCAAGTCAGCCAACACATCAGCATCTTCTTTACTGATTTGAGTGTTCATAATGATCAATGGGTTTCCGTTGTTGTTATAGTACAGACGACCTAAGTCAAACTTAAATCGTTTTCCAAAGATTGCTGTAGCAGCATTCTCAGCCAACTGAAAGTCCTCTAGTTTTACAGACTGTCCTACGGTAGTCTCACCAATGAATTGGAATGCTTCGGGACCAATAAGTACACCTGCTGTTAGTTCTGCTGGCACAATAACATCTGCATCGTCATTCTCAGAAAGATACTTTACCAAAGCCTCACGAGCCTCGTAACCTTTCTTATGAGCATTCATTACATCTCCCTCTTTGATACTAAAGTCTTGAGCATCTTTTACAACTCTTTGAGAGTTTCTCCAAGGAATATTAGGCCATGCTTTGTTTGCGTTCTTTTCAGAAATAGTAAACTGTAACTCTAAAGGATAACCATCAATCAAAGCTACCTTGCCTTTCTCATCAGCAACAGTAACAATAACAGAAGGTTGGGTTATAAGACCCTTACCTTTATTTTTAATGAAGTAGGAAAACTCGTTGTTACTGAAGAAGTGTTTGCCAAGCAAATCATTGATAGGCTGTAAGAACTCATCCTTCTGAGAATCATTCAAACTATCCCACACATCTACAGTCATATCTGTCTGTGTGAAGAACTGGTTAATTGCTTGAAGGTCTTCCTCAATCTCTTGATTAGACTTGTTAGGGTACAACTTACCAAGAGTTTCTCTTAAGTACTGTCTGCGGTTAACAATCTTAGTTTGAATCTCACCTTCTTCTGATAAAGAATCTAATTGAGCTACTCTACGAGCTACAGCTATGTCAGAGTTTCTTACATTCTTACCGTCATACTCAATAGCGGCTGTCTTCAAAGAACTTGTCAACTGCATCAATCTAGACCTACGTGCTTGTTGTACGCTGTCTAGTTGTTCTAGTTCTTTCTCCTGAGACTCTAAAAGTACTACGGGAGCATCTTCTATAGGTGCATTAGGGTTAAGGCCTTCAGGAGCCTCCTCTACAGTTCCAGGACTAGGAGTAAACGTAGTAGTAGGATTCTGAAGTAACATCTTCTTCATGGAACGATTCCACAAAGCCGCTTCATTCAAAGTTTCTGTTAAGGTTTCTGCTCTTTTGCTTTTAGCATTACTTGTAAGTAGGTTATCAATCTCATTCTGGATATCCTCTACAACTGCTTTCCACTCGGTATCAAATTTAACCCGATCTTTATCAGCCAGATAATTATCAATAATCTTAATGAGTGATTTTGCTCTTTTACTTTGAGCGTTGAATCGAGAATTAATTCGGTTCTTAATAACCTCTACAATTTGTTGAGGAGTTTTATTTGCCGTGATACGATTGTAGTAGTCATTCTCTTTAAGTTTCTTTTCAGAATCTCCTGCCTCATCTACCTCAGTACTTGCAACACTAGCCGCATTAGCCAATTCAGACAATTCGTCTGACGGAGGATTAGCAGGATCTACTACTGGAGTATCTACGTTATCCAATCTACCGGTAGCAGCCAAAGAATCACTTCTTCTTTTGCCACGGAGTTCCATCAAATTATTTCGAAGTGCTTCAAACTCTTCATTAGAGATGTCTAGTTTTAATCCTTCGTCATGGGTAAAAGTTTCACGAAGTGCATCTGGTTCATAGAAAGACTTAACGTTTTCCTTAACCAACTTATCGAAGATAGGAAGCAAAGCATTCATCTTAGCCTCTGGACTTAGCTTGCTAAGATTATCTATAATAGTGGCGTGGGCTATACCAATGCTCTCCTGCATGATGTTAAAGAATCCACTATCAACATGGTCTTGGTTTTTACTAAGTGCTCTAACCAAGTCATGCAAACCAGTCAAGTCATTACTATTGATGAGTTCTTCTAAGCTAACTTCAGCTATAGAATTTTCAAAAGCATTCCTACCATTCTCTTGTGTAGCGGTCAATTCATCAAAACGAGCACCGTAAGCTTCCATCAAACGTTTCTTGTTATCCATCATTTCTTGGCTAACATTCGCAACGTTTTGATCTAGATACTCGTAGTCTCTCTTAATAGCACTGTATGAATTATTAAGTTCGGCAGGACTTTGCATCTGAGATATCAAACTAATCCTATCATCATACGCTTGGTTGATTCTCTGTTTTTTCTGAGACTCAGTCATACTAGCATACTGAAAAGCTCTTTTCTCAGTCTTAAGAATATCTGTATCTACATCAGAAATCATTTTATTCAAATCTTCCTGAGTAAAGTTGAATGAGTTATCAGTCATTATACCATTCTCAGTCAAGAACTTAACTTGTTCTGTAGATAAATCTCTTCTATTGAAATACTTATAACGACTTAACTGCTTCAACGCAAAGTAATCTTGCTGAGACTTCATGTACTCCGCCTGTTCTTCTGGAGTTAATGTTTCTTCTCTAGCTCTTTCAGTCAACTCAGCCACTCTAAGCTTTAACTCGTCTGCTCTTTTAAGTCCTTTATCAGAGATTTCACTCATCAATTTGTAACTGGTCAACTCTTCTCTCTGTTCGTCTGTTAGAGATTCAAAGTCAATCATGCTCAAAGTATTTCTTTGGTCGGCCCTAGTAAACAAGTTGAATCGAGCATCCTCGTCGTCCAAGAAAGTATTCAAGTCCTTTAGGTTATCTAAAGAACTCAATGACTTAAATGTACTTGCTAGGTTGTCAATCTCAATAATTCCATTCTGTAGATCTTTCTGAGTCATACTTCCTGGATTCTTTCTAAAGTCAGCTACTAACTTAGCTTTAAATAGTTCAGGGTTTTGCGCAGCCTCATAACGAGCGTAATCACGCAATGCATCAGGACGAGTAATCTGATAATGACGCATGCCTGTATTCAGACCACTGTAAAGCAAACCTCCCTTGAAAGACTCTACAAAAGTATCAATGATAGTACTGTCATTAAGTTCTGTCTTCTGTCTGCCTACTCTATCGTACTCTTCTTCGTAACCTTTGGAAATCATGTACTCACCAAACAAGGCCATTTCCTCTTCCATAGTTTCCAAAAGATTAACCTTTAAAGCAGTCTTGGTAAAGTATCCGGCTCCGTTTGCAAAGTTTGTAAAACGTTGAGTTCTTGTCAAAGGAACATCTGTAGCTGTTCTTGCTGCGGCACCAAGACTTCTTCGGTATCCAGTAACCTTTAAACCTCCAACTTCGGGAAATCCTAATCCTTCCGTAAGAGCTTCATTGAAAGCCATTAGTCTAGCTCTTTCAGATGCATTGCCTCCCCACTTAAGTTCTTCTTGGTATACACGAGGGTACACAGTTGTATAAACAGAAGCAGTAGTTGCTACCCTATCAGCTATTCTTAGAGGACCTCCAACTAAAGGAACTTTCTTAGGAAGAACTGCAACTTTATTTATCTTGTCGTAAACATTAAGAGTCTTAGTAGCAAGACCAGCAGTAGAAGCTCCTTCCGATAAAGCAGCAGCTTCAGCAGAAGCAGCAGAACGTACAGCGCCTCCTACTCCTCTAGTCAGAAGAATAGTAGGTATCATATCTCCTACAATCTGAAGACCTGATTCAAAAAAACCTCCCCAGTTCTTTTTAGAACCGGCTTTTGTTTCGTAGAATACTTGACTCGATAAAACAGGATTCCCGTACTTATCATAGTCAATTACTTCAGGTTTATAACCAGCATTTAAAGCTAAGGTAGTGTTCGCATCATAAGTACCTGTCTTAGGTAAATTGCCTAATAATGCTAGGTTAAACAAGAAATTAGTTCCGGCTACCATAGCTTCCTTACCTGAATGATACAAAGCATTCAATGCACCGCTTCTATCTCCTTTCTGTACTCCATAGATACTATCTATTTCTTTTTCATGCTGAACTGCGATGTTCAAAGCATTGTTAAGCTTCTCAATCTTTGACTTGTAAAGAGGATTGTTCTTAGGACTAACTCCTGTTGGTGCTTTTTCTTCTTGGAGTCTTGCGGCTTCCAGAGTTTTATTCAATTCGTTTTGAATTGCTAACTTATAAGTACCTAAAGCTTCTGATGCTAAATCATGTTTCAAGAAAGCAGATTCGTCAAAGACAGATTTTGTAGGATCACTCTTAACAGTCCTACGCATTTTATCTTGGAAGTCTTTAACATACTCAGCGTTCTTCTGCATGTTAGACCCAACCATCTCAGGATTCCAATAAGATGCCCACTTGTCAAAAGTAGTCAAAGCTAAGTCGCTGTTCGGATCTCTAAAAAAGTCTGAGCCAGGTGTTTTAAACTTGGTCTCTAACAATGGCATCATTATATCGTCAAGAGCATTAGGTTTATTAGAGACCTTACTACTTTGCTCAAGTAGATTAACCATCTTGTCTATGCCTAAATCACTTACAACCTTACGTGACTCAAGCAACTGACGTTGTTGGTTTACTAGTTTAGAAACATATTTAGTCACATCCTCAGGAGTACTATACTCCTTCAAAGAAGCGTAATCAGGTTTGTTACTGCCTAAGTATTTTTCTAAGTCGTATTTTTTATTAGTATCATCTGATTGAAATAACTTAGCAGTACCTCTAGATAATGATTCTACACCACTTGCAAAGTCAGCCCAGTAATCAACCCCACTATGTTGATTTGTAGTAGCTTGTTCTTGTAAGTCGTCTAACTCTTTTGTCAGATTTTTAAGTTCTTCTGAACCTTTATCAAAATCTAAATCAGAGATACTAGTAATTCGATTGTAGAGATTAGAAGCATGTGCGTCATCGTACCCAGCTTCCTTAGCCAAAAAGTTAAGTGAGTTTACACTTAGGTTTCGTTGACGATCAATTTCATTTTTATATCTAGCATACTCTACTTGAGGTCTTAAAAATTCCTCAGAGTGGTAACTCTTAAATATATTAGGGTCTTGGCCTAAAACATTATCTACTGCAGATTTAATTACATTAGAATCTAAAGCACTCTGCGAAGGATCTAGTCCTAAGAAATTAAAATTTCCTTGAAGTTTTTTTGCCATTCTCTTATTCTTTAATCTTAATCTCTTGTATAGCGGCTAGGTAGGAACCTGGTTTTTTCAAGAAAGCACTATAAGGAATATCTCTTACTTGTCCAGTTACTTCTTTAACAGAAAGAATAGTACTTGGGTTGATAGTTACATCGGTTCCAGAAGAGTTCTTAGCTTTACTAGTACCATTCAATATATTTCTAATTCCCATCAACTTATAAAAAAACTGTTCAGCTATTTCAGGGGATGTAAAGGTTTCATTAATCATACGACGGTCTACAGGATTCCAAGAATTTTCTTGACTTGCTCTTTCTAGAGTTTCTTCTACTGTCTTAGCTCCTGCAAACCTTTGAATAGCAGTTTGGTTTTGTTTACCTTGAGCTAAGCTTTCTACTTGACCGTACCAATCTACAAAAGACTGAACACCTGGTTGTTTATCATAAGCAGCAGTAGGCATGTAGGCACCGGGAGCAAGAGATTCTTCTCCTGAAGCTTTTCTAGCACTCAAACCAAGTCTATCCAACTCTTGCTCCTTAGCAATGTCGATACGTGCTTTAGCTTGTGCCTCTGTGATGTTGTTTGCCATCTTAGCACGATCTAGTGCATAAGGGTTGGCTTCTAGTTCAGTCTTCTTATTCTCGTATGCAAAAGAGCCAGAAGCATCTTTAATTATGCTGTCTTTAATAAAACTTGCTAAGTCATTGTCAGAAATTTGATCAGGAGACTTACTAGTTTGCTCATTGTAATACTGCCTAGTTAGGTTAAGTTGGTTGATACTTTCGTTAACCCTCATAACTTCAGGAGAGTTTGGTCCGTATCTTTTAGTTAACTCATTCTTGTCTGCTTCATTCTTAGCTATCTTTGCACCAATATCTGTAAGGATAGTCTGATGATTCTGATAGAAGGATTTAACCAATGCATCTTTATCAGAGTTCATCACACGGTATCTAGCCTCCATGTCTAACTGATTCTTACCTTGAGCACTCAAACCGTTTAAGTAAGCATTTCTAAATCTTTCAGCAGATACACCAGAGAATGATTTCTTCATAATCCACTGACCACTTCTTTCGTCAAACTCAGGGTACTCAACCTCTTCAGGTTTAAGAGTCTTAGATAGCTCGCCCCAGAGTTTAACATGCTCATCTGTGTAGACTGTATAAGGATTGTAGTTTAACTTACTACCAACCTTACCATCGTTTTGCCAATTCTTAATTTCGTTGAAGAAGAAAAAGTCATTTACGTTACTCTTCTTAGAGGCATCCAACTTACTGTACTCCTCCATCATCTTCTTGTAAGTAGCACTAGACTCTGCTGCTGACTTGATGTATTGATCATTGATAAGTTGTTTGCCGGTATTCAAGGCAGCTGTAACATTTCCTTTAACTGAGAAATCAAGCCCTGCAGTTTTGTTCAAGGCATTGACAAGTTTAGTTGCTTCTTGGTCAAAGTATTTCTTATCTTGATCTTTTAGTAAAGAGTTACGAATTTCTCTATATGTATCTAGTTGAGAGTTTACTAATGAAACTCCCTCATCAAACATTTTTTGCTTGTATTGTACACCCTTAAGAAACTCATCCGCAGGTAGCGGAGAGACATAATCAGGGTATACAAAACCTTTGGAACGATGTGTAATCATGGTAGGTTATTTCTTTCTAAAGCCTCTAGCTTTGTTCTTTTTAAATGGATTGAGATAATTATCTAGTTCTCCACCCATCTTAAAACTAGGACCATACTGCATAGACAAAGGTAGGTTAGTATTTAAACTACGTTTTGTTACTGGTGTAGAAGGAGTGGACGGAGGAGGAACAGTACCTTCAGTCTTCATTGCACCACCCATAGACTCAGGCAAGGTTAACAAGTTAACTCCGTTATCTTGGTTAAAGGTAGGTCTATATTGCATAGACAAGGGCAAGTTAGGATTTAAGTTAGTTTTTTGAGCTTGTAAATTAAACGTTGGTTCTGTCTCATTTGCTGTCATCTCAGGAGCATTAGCAGGTAATTGGTAGCCATTACCTTTAACAGCAGTCTTTGCAGCTGGTGTTGCTGGAGCATTTGCAGCAGGAGTAGTAGTATTGGGAGAAGTAGTTGCAGGATTTGTAGTACCAGTTGCACCTGTAGTTGCACCTGTAGTTACAGAAGGAGTTCCTGTAGTACTAGATGCTGCAGGACTAGTCTTACCTGAACTACTTGAAGAGCTGCTCCAACTAAAAGAGGCAGCACCTGGTGTTGGCGTTACTTTATTCTCTCCTTGTTTTTTGTTTAAGCTTGGACCGTAAGTATTAAGGTAAAACTCTTTAAGGTTTTCGTCTTGGTTATACTTATTTTTAAGATTAACAAGGTTAGCAATAGAAGCCTGTTTAGCCTCACTCTGATTACCTAATGCAGTAGCGTACATATCGTTGTAACCTGTATTGAAAGCATCGGCATTGTAAACGTCTGCTTTGAACTTGGCATCTGCGTTATACAAATCAGCCTTCCACCTGCCTTCAGCATCATAGTTCTGTTTAGTTTGGAATGCTTTCTGTTTAGAATCAAGTCCTGCTATGTAAGCCATGTTAGGATCAGCTCCATAACGCATAGCAGCAATAGCGTTGTTGTCTGCGTCTTGAAGTTGACTTTGGATGTTAAGCGTTTGCGGTCTAACATAAGGTGCAGCTACTTCAGGAATTGCAGGAGTGAAGGCTTCCTGTGATTGAGCAAGAGCATATGCACCAGGGATATACTGATTAACAGGGAATGGCTCCCTTTCATACTTACCTTGTTCAACTGTCTGTACATTAAACTCACCTCCCGGAGGAGTTTCTTCAGGAACATTCTCAAAACCTAATTCAGGATTTTCTCGCATCTTTTTCAGATACTGAACTTGTCCAATGGTAGTGTTACCTACAATAGCATCTTCACCAGAGATAGCTTTACCAGAATACATCTGATCACCAACACCTTTAGGTCTTAAATCAAAGTCAGAAAGTAATGGAGCAAACTCTGGATCATTTTGCAAATCAGCTAGGTCCTTGTACCCTGCTTGGAATTGCTTAGCTTGCTCCTCATTCATAGGAGTAACACCAACTCTCTTAGCAATCTCTTGGTACTTTTTATTCTTCATACCACCAGCAGTTCTATCCCACATAGGATCTCTTAGATCTATGGATGGATCTTTGGCAGCAGCAGCTTGTACGGTATACAGTTGTTTCTGTGCATCCATGTAATTTTGCATATATGCATCTTTACTTATAGTGGATCCAGGGTGAGACTGTAAATATCTTTGGTACATTGCATCCTTTACAGGTTGCATCTTAGGATCATTCCAACGGGCAGCCATGTCATCGTAGTTGGTATTGAATCCTTCTTGTACTTGTTTAACATTCTTACTAGTTACTTTTTTGATAGTACCATCAGCACTTCTAACGTAGTCACCTACGTTTGCTTTTGTTTGATCCTTCTCATCTAGGATAACAGCATTGTCAGGGAGTTTATATTTCTTACCACCATCTTGCATGTTGGAAGTAATCTTTGCTTGAACGTACCTAGGAAGAGCCTCAAAGCCGGGATTGTTAATACCTCCATTAGCCATTTGAGTTTGTTCAGGCATAGGTTCCCCTGTAGAATTATTATTCAAAATTTGTTGATCACGGAACAATTGATCAAGGATTTGTTGATTACGCTTGAGAAGTAATTCGGCAGTCTGTCTGTCTACTTGGTTAGTAAAAGGATTGTCAAGTAACTCTTGATACTGTTTCAAATCGTAACGCTTTGCTAACTCAGCAAAGGTTCTAGTATTGTCTTTATATCCAGACTTCTTTGGACCTACTTCCTCGTCAGACTCTTTCTTGTCTTTGCTACCCTTGATAAGTTCTTTCATATCTTCAAGGTAGTCTAGGCCTAATCCCATAGACATATCCCCACCATCTTCCATGTACTTGTTCATAAGCATAAACTTCTGTTCAGCAGGCATTTTATGCAAGTCTTTTGGTTTGAGGTGGTTTGAGAATACTTTAGTTCCTTCTGGAAGGATAGTATTAATACCTCCTTTTTTATGTGAAGGTCCTTTAGCAATCTCTGTAGTTCCATCGGGAAGAATCAAAAACTCTCCTCCCTCAATCTCTACGTTAGATATTGTGCGATCATTTAACCCATAACGAGTATTAATCTTTGCTCCGTCTTTAGCCATGATTGTAGGTTGATATTCTGTGCCGCCACTAGTAGTACGTCCGTACATCCAGTTGTAGTCATTTATTGGTTTTGCATCTACGCCTCTGTTTTGAATAGAGGTCTGTAACTCCTGTTGTTTACGTATGTCATCTTGATAATTCAAAACATTAGAAGCGCCTGCTAATCCTAAGGTAGCATAGTCCTGCCAGTTGTCTTTAAGATTACCTTTGACGTTATCTAAAAAACTAGGTTCACTTGGCGTAGTTGTTTGTTTTTTTGTTAACTCGTCTTGTTTAGAAAATTTCTGTTCCTCAGTAGGCATATTGTAACTGGGAATTTTAAACATATCATTGTCATAAATAGACTTAGGTCTTTGGATATTAGGTTCAGGAGTAGTAGAACCCCATGCTACATTTTCTCTCTTTTGACCTTCAGGACCCAAATTTAATTTTGTGGGGTCATTTAAATCAGTAGTAAGTAACCCACTTCCTGGAAGAAGAGTGGGTGCAGGATTAGGGTCAAGGGTTTGACCTCCTGGTTGAAAACTAGTCTTTGCAAACTTTTTATATAACGAATGTCTAAGCATTGATTTTAATTTTAAAGATTATAACATTAAAGATTAATAACTCAATAAGTTATACTTATAATACAAATATACAAGATTAACATAAAAAAGCAAGGGGTAATTGCTTACCCCTGACCTCTACTTTTCTTGAGATAATTCTTACTAGACTTTAGCTTAGATGCTTTAGTCTTTGCTACAACTCCCTTCCTTCTTACTTTAGGTCTAGTCTTAAACTTTAGTGCGGTTGAAGTTGATTTTGATTTGGTTGATTTTGCTGCGGTTGCCATTTATAGTTAGTTTAGTTTAGTGGTTAGCATTTCCAACGTCTACGTGCTTGACGTATTCTTGAGTTAGGATCATTCTTGGTTTTTTGAGAAGCCCTCTGTAACTGTCCAAGTGAACGAGCACAATAAGATTTTCTACGACCAGCAGCTTTACTGCCGGGTTTAACATTACCTGTTACTGCTGTTTGTAATTTAGAACCTGGATTGGCTCTACGATAAGCAGCAACTCCCTTAGCCGTCATACCTGCACCTGATTTAGTAGGACGGTAGTTGGCGCCAGGACCTTTGGTTGTGTGGCGTATTGTTCCGCCTTTTGCCATATAGCTATTATAAAGACTGCCTCCACTAGCCATAGACTTGGCTTTAATCTTTTTTTCTTGCTTAAGCATTTCAGAAGTAGGCTTTTTACCACTACCTCTATTAGCACGTATGTTATCCCACAAACCACGTTGTGAATACGAACCATCTTTACGTTTAATCATCTGTTTCATCTCCTTACTTTGGATTTATTTAAAAAGTCAGCTAGATTGTATTTAACCTTTTCCCGGTCAAACTGTTTGGATAATTGCTTAGCCAAGTCTTGTCGATTATTTTTATCTTTTACTCTGCGAAGAATACTTGCTACTCCGTCTACCATTTCTTTATCGTCATCATCTTCTACCTTGCCTCCTTCTTCAAAACTGTTTGTATAATTTAAACCTATTCTGTAGTTAGGATTCATTTTTCCACTCATGTCTTTAGAAGCTCCGTAGTTACCAGATAAGTTTAAGGTTCCTCTATTAGGATTAACTCTAGTAGGTTTTAAAAGATCTACATTGGCTGCAACATTGTAATCCTCCATACCTTTAGGATTGTAATTTACACTACCTGAAAGATTAACAGGCCCTAAATTTGTGTTCAAATTACCTCCGTAAGTCTGCTCGGTACCATCTCTTCTAGAGTATGCTTTTAGATTTACTTTGTCTCCTGAGTATCCTACTCTAAATTCTTCAGACATTGGTTTTTGTCCAGGCCTAGTAGTTACAGATCTACCAATAGTAGCACCTGTACGGGGAATTTGTAAATCAGCGTCTAAACTATTTATAGGTCCACTAGAAGTAATGTTTTTATTTAAATTTACATTACCTGCTATTAAAGAATTATTAGAAAGACTTAGACTTTGATTCTCTGGTGTAACTCTAATATCTGCGGAACGTTTGTCATTGCCTATAGAATTAGAATAGGTTATGTTAGGTGAAGTAAACTTCTTATCCTCAAAAGGAGTTACAGTGGTATTAATATCTAATTTTCCCATGCCTTTCTTCAACTGTTTTTGCGTAGAAAGTTTAATACTTGAGTTATTAAATAATGCATTTTTATCTTCGGATACATCACCTACACCATAGTCGTTTAAGTTTCCTACTATTTTAGAATTAGGAGTTAAATCATTTAACTGATAAGGGGTATCAGATCTTACTGTTAACCAACTAGGTAATAAGGATTTTTGAGGAGCCTCTTTAAAATTACCTAATCCTCCCTTCTGCATCTGACGTTGTTCGGGATCTGTAGGAGCATTGGTGTTAGCTACTACAGTACCATTCACACCGGGAACAGCCATTCCATTTTGAGCATATTTTCTACCGATGCCATTTCGAAAGTTGGAGAACAAAGAATCAATAACTACTGGTAACTCTCCTCCTGATTGGAATCCCATATCTTCTGGAACACTAGCATCCTCTTCGGGAGCTTCTTTACTAGCTTCATACTTAGCTAGCATAGCATCAAACGCATCTTGTGTTGGAGATGGTTTTTGTCTTATAGAAGTAGTAATGTCTGTTTGGACTGAACCACCATCTTGGAATCCTAGTGTGTTAGGATTAAGTTCTACCATTACTGCACCATTCTTTGCTACTGCAGGTTGTGCTTGATTATTTTTAGCAAACAAGTACATCATCTGATTTATCTTATCATCAGATAAACCAGACTTCTTAAGTTGCTCGTACTGCTTCTTCTCCTCTTGGTTAAATCCTTCCTTGTACTTATTGATATCATAACCAGGTTCAAGTAACTTGTATCCTTGTTGAATAGAAGAATCTCTTAAAGCTCGGAGTCTTGCTTTTACCTCAGAAGGATCTTGCAAGTACTCAGCCTCGCTGTATCCCTCTTCTACGTTTTGCCCAATGGTCTTGTTCTTTTTAAGACTAGAAGGTTGATTCAAGTAGTCAGGACTTTGTTTTGGGTAAACAGATTTATTAAGCTGCTCTGTGAAGTATGTACCTACTCCAGGATTAACCCCATCCTGAAAACCAGCTTGATCTCCTACATGAGAAAACTCATGCGAATGTACGCCTCGTTCTGTAGGAACAGGAGGTAAGTACATCCTGTGGTAGTTAGGGTCGTAACCTGCCTTAATATTTTGATTAGTTAAATCTGCGGATACCAAACTAATAGTATCTAGATTCTTTTGGCGATTCTGAATAATGTTAGAGATTTTACTTCTGTCCTCATCATTTAAATCATCAAACGTTTTGTTGGGTCCGTAGAACTCAGCAGTAAGTAAGTCAGCATAATCACCACTTCCTGTGTACTTAGCTTCTTTCTCTAATGATCTTTCTGCATCAAACTGAGATTGAAGTTTTTTCTGTCTTTTATCTGCTTTTTGGTAAAGCCATTTATTGACAGTACCAGCATCACCAGGCAATGTAGGTAAGTCGGGAGGTCTAACTAACTGTGGATCCTCGTCAGGAACGCCAATCTTTTTTCTAGAAAAAACACTTCCTCCACTTTGCATACGTACTTCGTGTACGGCCTTATCATTGGGGAAGTAGTACTCACCACCAGGTTGCATCATTACTTGCTGTCCTGACTGCAACCCAGTGGCAACTACGGGCTTTTTAAAAAAATCTTGTTCACCGTTGGGTCCTTTCATTGTGATACGGTTGGAAGGAACAATTACTTGTTTCTTCTTTTTGTCCCACAAACCCTTCTTGCTGACATCAATCTTTTTGCCAGCTGCAAGGTTTCTGTAGTTAATACTAGAACCCTTGGCTTTCAAGAATTTTTTATAAAGCTCTTTGATTTGCATTCTAAAGTTTATTTCTTTTTATACAAAGGAGAATTTGCATAGGAAAGACTTACCCTACCTACAGGAGTTTGACTCAAGTAAGTTTGCTTAGGATTAACTACTGGTTTCTTAGTAGGAGTAATAGGTCTAACGGGAGTAGCCAAGCGAGTATTGTCCTGGAAATTACGACCACCCATAGGAGGAACATAAGTAGGAGTAATGAAATCGCTTAGTCTAGGTTGTTTCTGAGGGATAGGACGAACAGGTAAAACTCTTTCAGGAGCCATAGGCTTCTTAGCAACAATCTTTACCTCTCCCATTCTAACAGGATTCTGTTCTGTACCATCAGTAAATCCAGGCTTAGCTGCAGGAGTTGCTTTCTTAGCCAAGATGTATTTCTCGTAAGCGGCTTGAGTGTTTTTACCCCAAGCACCATCTTCTGACAAACCGGCATTGTATTTACGGTTCAACATTCTTTGGTACTCACGAACATTATCACGCTCTGCTTGTTTCTCAAGATCACTAACCATGCTCTTAGCTTGAGCCATCTTAGGATCTAGAGGCTGGATACGCTCTGCAGGTTCCAACTGATCCATCATAAGATTCTGATCTACTGGACTTTCTTTAGGCATTTGAGGTGTCATCTCTCCCATCATGCGGTCAGGTCCCATAGGATCTTTAAAGTCCATACCACCTTGACCCTTACGCATTTTAGATAGTGTGTTAGCTAGGTTAGCTCTCTTTACTGTAGTAGAAGAATAGTCTTCTTTGTTAGCAAGAACTTTGTTTTTAAAACCTGCAACAGACATACCGGCAGATTGTGCTTGTTTGGTGAAGGAACCAGGATTCTGAATTGCTTTCTGAATCCACTTACCTCCTGATTTCATTTTCTTACCACCGCACTCCATGCAAGTTGAGTAAGACTTTCGCAAACGATTCATTTTATGTAAGGGTTAAAAGGTATAATGTTTTAGTGATTAGAGCAATAATCTCATCGATGATGTTTTGAAGATGAGTATTTTCTCCACCAAAGACACTTCTGTGTTTAAACACATAGTCTTTAAGTTGAGTCAAATGCTGTGTTGCATTCATGTACTCTGACTGAGGAATCTTAAAGTTTAATCTTTTCCCAATAGTACCAAAATAGGTCTCTGTCAGAGAGTCAGTTAAATCTAAAATACTTCCGTAGTAATCACCGAGTGCTTTGTGCTCAGCAAAATTAAGAGTCTGTAAGTGAGTTATGTGCATCATATCTCGAGACTGAAACAGTTGACCAATTACTAGTTCTGGTCTAACTGTTGTGAAAATTTCTTTTTCTTTTATCATGGTACTTATTATAAGGCAGTTTGATTTGTTTGATTAATCTGAATGTTATTCACAAATTTATATCTATTGTACTTATCTTGAATTAATCTTACCCTAGTGAAGTCAGATTTTATTTTATTCTTCTGATAAGATAATCCTACGTTTCGGATGGCTTTCATGTTTGGCAACTTATCAATAGGATAATTTGCTGATAAGTCTGTCCACTGATTAGTCCACAATGACTGGCCATTTCCCTGAGCAGCTATGTTCCAGAAACCATTAAAGGTAGATCTACCTTCCCTACGAGATAGTAGTGATTCAATACCGCTAGTGGTCATTCTTGGATACATTATTTTTTGCTTAGTGTTACCAAAAGTTTCAGGAATCAAATTAATTAATCCAGAAGACTGCTCACGGTTGTAGATGATAGCCTTGTTAAAGTTAGCTAAGTTAGTATTGTTACTTGTTCCAAGTGAATAGTACTCGTATTTAGAATAGTATTCTAGGATGTCAGAAAGAATAGTAACAGAGGTAACTGTTGATTGCATAGGAAGACTATTAACCACGTACTCAATAATGTACGGATACAACTTGCCGTAGTAAGTTTGGTAGATGTATGGGTTAAGGTTATGATTCCAAAGTGATGCACCTGCAGGAGTATTTACAATAGTTTGAAAGTGTCCTAACTGCGAGATAAAGAAGTTCGGTAAGAAGGAGTAGAAAGAGATAAAGTTCTTAAGTTTAGGAGCATAAGCTACTGTCCAAGATTTATTCTCAAAGTAAACAGGATTGCCGAGTCTTACTCTGGTTACTGCGGTAGGAGTCTTCAAGACATAATACCTGTAGTTAATATCAAGTCTGTCTGTAATGTATTCTATGGTTGTTGTGCCGGTCCTGTATGCAGGAAGAACACGGTAATCCAACTTAGTAATAAATACTCTTTCAAATCTTTCGTCCCATCCCATTACAATTCCTAGTCCCAAAGAAGGTACGTCTGTATCTGCTTCAGGGAAATCTTTAAGAATCTGGAATGGTAGGTTTTCTTTGAACCAGTTAAAGTTAAGCTCAGACTTAATTTCGTTGAATCCTGCTCCGGTGATTTGATATACGTGACCACGCTTGGCATCTACCCAGAATGTTCCGTACTCAGTTCTCACGTAAGCTTTGTGTTGAGATCCAATGTAACCAAGATCCGTAGTAGATAAGTCAACAGGCTTCTGTTTAAACATATCCGCATTACCAATCTCTAACTGGTAAGGAGAAGTAGAACTAAGCACGATACGTGCATTATAAACCTTAGTGGTATTCTCGAAGCGAGCGTAAACCTTTTCACTCTCTCCGGCATTCAAGTCAATTAAGCGACCACCTTGTTTTGGGAAATCATAATAGTTGCCTGGTCTATAAGACAACCACTTATCAGAAAGAAGATTAGACTTACTTGCTTGGTCTGAATAGATTACACGGTTTTGGTGATTTACCAAACACTCAAGGTTAGGATACTTTAATCTGTAAGGGAAGTTAGGACTTAGGTTCTGTGCAGAGTAAGTTCCGTTGTAGTGATAGAAGTTATCAAATCTAATAGGAACCGTAGTCTCTTGCAACCATTCGTCAGGAACTCCTCCACCTACGTTAGGGTAGAAGTTTTCTTTGTCTGTGTCTCTACCAAATCTAAAGTGAGTATTAATATCAGACTCTACGTAGAAGATAGGAATACCATAAGAGGCTGTGTAGAATCTACCATCCTTGAAGTAACGGTTTGCAAAACTAGTAGATGCACCGTCCAATGCAGTCTTACTGCTGAACTTAGACCATACAGAGTTAATTCCAAACATGGTAAGTTGGTTAGCAACAATACTAGATGCTACCAGAACTATGCCGGCAGCAGATGAACCTAATGCAGATGCAGCTATACCTGCAACTACTCCCGCTACTCCAAACACAATATCCATTCCCGTAAGGTTGTTGATATTACTAGATGTACCTAAGAAGTATTTAGGATATCCCATGTTAGGAGACAACCAGTAGTCAAAAGGCATACCATCTTGTTTGGCCGGAAGGTTAACTAGGTTACGAGTAAAGAAAGCATGCTTACGCTTCAGGGCAAAAGGAGTTATGAAAGTATCACCTCCAAATGCAGGGTAGTAATTAAAGCTTAGTTCTGCGGTACCGTCTGCTCTTAAAATAATATCTTTCGTTTGTCCGATAGACACATACTTAAGATTATCTACTATTCCGTATTGGTTAGGGAACTGACGCTTGATAGAAGTATAGTAGGCACGGGTAAATCTCTTATCATGCAAAACTTCTACAGCATCACCATGATCACTACCAATGTAACGAGAGTCATCTACTAACTGAGACTCAAGGTTTTGAATATAATCACGTAGCTTAAGATAAACGGAAGTTTCTCTTAGACGGTTATGCAATGGAGCATCGTCAAATACTTGAACAATTCTTTCATTAGCATAATATCCAAGGTCAATGTATCTACGGGTATTTCCTTTGTGGGTTGTAGAACCTACAGCAACGTATTGGTTATAAGTAGCAATAGAATTGTACTGGTAAGCAAAATTTACAAAAGGAATTACCTTCTCAAGAATGTCAAGAATCAATTGCTCATTGATGAGTAGTTGATCGTAGCGAATCTTAATACCTCCCTCAGATTTAACTCCACCGGTAACTGTAGCATCCACACCTGACTTACCTTCATACTCAAAAGAAAGTAAACCAGCTACGGCACCTGCATCAAAGTAAGCAGAGTCTTGTAGTAATCTATAACGAGGATGTTCAGCTACAGGAACAAAGTGTCCAAGTACACGACCAAACTCTACGGTTTCTACTTTCAACTCTGTTCCAATCTTAGGATACTGAAAAGAAGTGTCAGGCGAGTAGAAAGTAAATCTATTGTTTCCTATGATAGGCACAGTAGAGAATCCTCCTACGGCACCTACAGTTGTAGGATCTTCGAACAACAAAGTCTTCATTGGTTCGTTGTACCAACGATTGTCATTCATCAAGTAAGGGTCTGTCCTTAAATCATTGTAAGGATAGTTTGAATAGTAGTATTTTTTGATTGGACCATCTCCTGAGTTATCCTCGTAGGTTCCAACATCATACATTAAACCCTTTGCGATAACTGACTTATTGCCTACACGATTGCCACGTACCAATTCAAAACCACAGACAACGTCCTTAACAGGAACATCGATACGACGGATTGGGTCATACACTGTGTAAGCATAAGTACCGTCTGGATTCTTCTGGTTAAGCAAAGAAACTATGACAGCTTCATCTACTCGTACCCCGATAGGGTAGAGGTAAGTTTTAGAGTCGTTTGTTACTGCTGCTGAGAACTGTCCTCCACTAGCAATCTTATTATCGTGGATGTGGGTAACGGCAGAGTCAGGGAACTTGTGGTGACGGATAGGTTTACCACCCAAAGCCTCTGGATCGTAGTAGGGTGCGTTAGGATTCTTTGACTGTCCCCATACCTCATCGTAACAAGGATAGGTCTCGGTAGATTCCCAATATGCAAATTCTCCACGATGCTTTACTGTGATAGCACAGCTGTATTGTTTTTCAACATCAGTAGCTTGTGCTGGATCTAAAGGTACGCTAGACCCGATGCCGGCTGTGTTGTATACTTTCCATCTAGGTAATTCAGTAGGGATAGTACAATCAGTTTCTCCAACAAAAACATCTTTGTTAGTTGCTGAGTATTCTACGTCTAGGTCATTGCCGGTAACAAGTCGTCCGGGGATATGGAATACATCTGTGTACTTACCATTCTTTAGACGGAACTTGATTCCGAAAGGATAAACCTCATCACGTTGGTATGTGCGGAAGAAGTAAGATATCTCAGGATTACTGTAATCAAATTGTCCATCGGCAGGCATCTCAACAGTTTCCCAAAGTAATTTAATCTTAGAGGCAAACGGTTGGAAGTTAAACTTAGGATATTCCTCAAGGTCTGCAAGCATCAAGATATCATTCTGCTTCTCAATAATATTTGCAGTTTCATAATGAGGACTACGAATCAAAGGAACAATAGACGAGAAGGTTGATTTGTAATCTCCTGTGTAGATAACGCTATCTTGTTCTGTGTATTGGTTAACTCGGAAAGTACCTACTAAGTGGTAGGTAGTTGTAGTATTGATGTTCTCAGCTACAATCAGATTGAAGTACTCAAATATGCGAGTCTTGTGATTAATCTGTACGTTGATAGACTTAGCAGTAACGTATTCTGTCTGCTCACTAATTGCTCTTTCAAAGATTGGAATACCATTAGTTAAGTCTGAGTAGTCTGTTAGCTCGATTCCTCCCTCGTCAGCGTATGCTACGGCAAAAGAATACATACCGGCAGCCAACTGACCTCCGCTTGTAACAGCTGTTATGTGAGTTTCTGGAATGCAGAAATCAGGAAACAACTTAGAATCTTCGCAGCTTTCTTTAATGCAAGAACGATTGTTCCCACAGGAGTCTTTTCCATAAGGATACAGTGTAGAAAAATAGCGAGGTGGATTATTCCGACTAATATAATAAACTTTGGTTTCACAGTCATCTATGCGATACTCTGCATTTACTGGGAAAGCAGGATCAAAATTTAAACAGCAGTTGGTTTTAGCAAAAGTTCCAGTTGTAGAATCTGGAACTGAACTCTCTTGTACAATTGCCAAGTAGATACTGTCTAGTTCCAAAGTACCTCTTCTTGCTGTAAATCTCTTAGAGGTAGTTAAGATACTATCTGTAACTGGGTTACCGTCACAGTCAATGTATCTGAAGTATTTAGGAATGCTAGCCTGTGGGTCTGTAATTGCTGGATTAGAATAAACCGCATCAGCAACATAATCAAGTACGTACTCAACACAACTATTAGGACATTCGTCTAAACAATCGTCAACAATAATGTCTTCGTACTTACAACAAGTAGCAATACCTGATACTACTATTCTTTCTGTTTCCAGAATAGCTCTACAGATAGGCGCACAGTTCTCGTCCACTACAAGTTCATAACCATCAGGACAAGCATTAGTTAATTCTATGAAAGCAGCCCCTTCTCCTCCAGCACTTATAGGGCGTTTAGGTTTTGAACTGATTTGTTTGCCGTTACTTAATACTATCTTAGATCTTAGGTTTACTTCGCTACTAACTGATAACAACTCAGCAAGAGTCATATCATACAGCTCGTAAGCAAACATTCCTATACCTGCGGTATTCTTGTACTCAAATCTAAATACGTGACTTCCTGAAGTAATAGTAATCGGGAAGATATTAAGCCTTGACCACATAGTAGACCCGTTGTCTCCTCCAAGTGGTGGTGCAGCATTGTATAATCTTTTAGTAGGGTCGTTAGCGTCAATGTCCAAGACAATTACTCCATCGATAAAAACTCGAAGAGAATCGTCCGCACTAACCGCTAAGAAATATTCTTTTGTTTGTGTGATACAGACAGTTTCTGCAAATCCAATCCAACCAGAAGGTATTACGCTAGTAGTAGGTATTGTGTGACAAGTTCTGCAAGAAACGTTTGTAGGATCTAAATCAGCCTGTACAGCAATGGTCTTAACATATGTACTGTTATTGAAGATAGGATCTGGAGGCAAAGTATCGTTAGGAATCCAAAACTGTTGTGTAAGTTCAGTTGCTATTGAAGCATAGTCAGGAGGTGTTAATGTAGTCCAGTTGCTTGCATACACTTTAGGTAATAAACAACCATGAGTAGATACTACTCCACAAGGACTACCGTTTACACAACTTTCTATGGCATTATAGGTAATTCCATTCTCATTAATTACTGTGTAAGATAGTTGTTCGCACTGAAGTGTGTCCGGGTTAAATGTAAATCCCTCTGGACAAACTAATGTAGTTACTGGCTCAGGTAAACTTTCTACAACAGTTGCTTCTTGAATAATTGTACCTTCTTTACAGCCACAATCTTTCTCAGTTATTTCTATGTCTAAGCAAGAATCATTGATAGAAGTAATTGAACCTATACGAGATCTTCCGTCAGGATGACTCAAGAACAAAACAACCTTAGACTGCTCAACAATATTTAAAAATCCAACAACTACAAATCCTGCTAAGTTTCCTGTGTCAAAAGTATAACACTCGGTATTACCAGGTTCATTTGTATAAGTAATAGAATTGCCATCATGAGACTGAACGTTAGCATTCAACGCCCACGTAATCTGATTCTCCTTAACTTGCCAGTTAATAGAGTCTAGATTAAGCCCAATGATATTCTGATTTACTTTGTTTTCCATTAAATGATGTGAAATTTGCTAAACTTATTACGTGCCTTAACAACGCTATCTGCACTCTGCTGTTTGGTTTTGGTCAACAAGTAGCTAAACGCTGCCTGTAACTTACCCAATTGATCTTGCTTATAGTATTGAAACTTACGTTCAATCTGAGCAGCCGACTCGTCTAACTGAGAATGCCATAGCATTTCAAAGAATTTAAACTTAAGATAAGACTTGATGTATTCTTCCACCTCTAGGATTTCAGGTACTTTTGGAATACCGTCATCATCACTAGGTCTAGAAAAGTATCTTACATAAATACAGCCTGTTTCAAAAGAAGCAGAGAGAGTTCTGTTGTCGTGGATTTGGATAATGTCCGGCCCTGGAGCATACAGACCTGTACACTCTTCGGTACATAAAGCTTTTGACCCGTGATAAATACGAACAGGTTTGGGAAGTTTCATGCTAATCTTAAAGCCGGGAGCACTTGTGAATATCTGCTCAAAGTATTCGGTCTTACCATTGCAACACTCTCCGCTAAAAGTACAATCGCTTGACTGATAGTAGTAGCCTTTCATAGTCGTGATACCTGAGTTAAGTTCTATGTGAGAGTCATACAATGCAGCCCTATCTAAAAGTGCAAAATCGCATGGAAGCTCTGACTTGTAGTTAACAAAGTGGCAGATAATATCCTCCGGTTGGAGAACCATAACCTTAAGCTTACGCAAAGACTGGTCTATGAAAGTAGGAATCAAAACCTCACTAATAGCACCTGCCTCAAAATAATGCTTCAGTTCCTGCTTTACCTCGGCAACCAAAGGTTCCGATGATATGAAGTTTATATTTTCGTACTTCATTATTGTAGTTCGTTATTTTTTATAAGTTGAGCTAGGTGCCTTCTGTGTTTCTGGGATAATTTAAACTTGAAGAAACTTAGCGTTGGATATTTTTTTTCGTAGAAATAAGTATGCACTTTATAGATTAAACCATCGGAATGGTTATTTCTATGTGGTGCCCAAATTTTCTGAGCATTGTATCTACCCCAATCAATCTTTGTGTGTAATCCGCCTAATCCATGCACTCTGAGTAATTTTATTACTCCCATCTTAGGAATCTTGATGGAGTAAATGCCTTGTTGAATTTTCTCAAACATCTTTTCATGCATTACTTCAATCACATCACTAAAAATTTCATAGCTAATGTCAGAACGTCCGGTTTCCTTAATAAACTTTCTATGGGCTGCCCTAGTAGAATTGTTTACATCAGAGGATATTGTGTTTCTTTTCTTTACTTCCTTAACTTCCATAATTAAGTCTGCTCATCTCTATTATTACTTTCTTGCTCTACAGGTATTTTATGATAATTAATTAAGTCCTGATTAACCATTTGGATTAAAGAATCCACTAGGTAAGGAGCAATCTTGAATTGCTTATCATACATACTCATACACTGAGAACCATCTGCGTCTTCAATAGACTCAGTAAAGTAAGCGTACATGTTTACAGACTCAACATCAGGATCTAGAACATAGAGATAACCATTACGAATGGTATAATACTTACGGTTAGTCTTAATTCTCAAACGTGTGTGATTGATAAAGTCACGTATAGTTGTTGGGAATAGTTCTTCAGAGTTAGAGGTATTGAATACACCTTGGATAAAGTAAGAGTAAAGTCCTTCTTCAATTTGAGGAAGTTTTTTCTTAGTTCTACGGATAGGGCATCCTAAGTCACACTCAGCACCAGGTGCTGGTATTAAACAAATACACTCGTATGCTTGGTAGAGGTTGTCAGAGAACAATAACTTCTTTAAGTTTATCTCCCGCTTAATCAAGACAGAAGCTTTGCTTTTGAGCATATTGTAAATAAAACGATCACTAATCAAGTCATCGCTATTAACAAACTTGTTAGCGTTTTTAACTCTAGCGATTAAATCATTATTTGTCAACATAACACTCCTTATTACAAATATAATTAAATTTCATTTTTAATCAAGTTTTACTTTAAACCAGAAGAGCCTAGTTTCCTAGGCTCTTTCCAGTAATAGACAGGGGTAACCAACCAAAAAATCCTGCCAATATCTTATATCACGTAGGTAAATCCTCCAATTACTACCTCAATTAAATCTGTAGCAGTAAGGGAGATACTACCTGCACTGTTCATTAGAATTAAAGTTAAGTTTCCGGCAGAATCAATCTGACCAGTAGCTCTTGTATTGGTCATTGAATATGTTCCTGCAGCTTTGATGTATAATTCTGCTGTAAAGTAAGTTGGGTTTGTAGGACGAATTGCTGCTGGTAAAGAAGCAATAACCTTAGTACCTAGGTGAGTCCAGCTGAATGCACCCAACATAGTAAGTTGGAATACTCCGTGCAAAGTTACCATACTACCATGCTTAACTCCGTAAGGAACAGGTTGACTTCCAAGAGGGAATCGTACTGCATTTGATACAGAGTACTCGGCAGTACTGTTACCAGTAAGAGCATAAGTTACTGGAGCAGTGTTTTCAATAGTTAAATCAAAGTTTACTGCACCGCCTACGCCAGCTCCGTCTGTCTTAGTAACACCTGTAGCAGAACCGTTGATAGTCACACTTACTGATTTGTTTACCCACTGACCACTAGTATCTCTTACTAAGAAATGGTTAGTAGTTGGAGTTGCAGAGTTAACGTCTCCTAAATCATTTAGAGTAGCAGCATTCAAACTTGCAGGACTGAAAGCAAAAGCTGAAGCTAGTGCAATAGTTGGTCCGCAAGAACCTGTAGTAACAGTGAAGTGAGTTGCATCAAACTTAATATTTAAGGTAGAAAGTACAGATACAATTCTATCAAACTGAACTTGGATAGAGGCAGCGGTGTTGGTGTAGTTCCAACTTTGTGTTTTGAACACAGAGTTACTTGGGTAACTACCTCCAAAACATGATGCCCATGTAACTGCGTAAGTAGATGCTGGGATTGTAGCTGTAGTTGCATTCAAAGCAGCAACCTGAGAAACTAATAAGTTAATTGCTGCAGATGCTGTACTTGATCCAGAACCTCCAGGAAGAGTAGATGTATTTACATTTGCAGGAACTGCACTACCACCAGAGATGTAAGTCTTTAAGTTATTTGCATTTGTAGTTACAGTACCAATACTTGTAGTTAAGCTTCCAAACATGCCACACATGTTAGTAGTGATCCAGTTGAAATAATCTGAAATTACACTAGTAGATGGCTTAGTTGTGAATGCGTAAGCTATACAAGGGTTAGCAGTAATTGATGCATAGTTTTGTTGTGCAGCTAGGTTAACAAGGTTTGTAGCAACTCCACCCAATACTTCGTTAAGGTTATACGGAGAAGTTACACCAGGCAAAGAACCTACGTTTGTAAATGCACTGATGTTAACTGTAGTATCGTATGCAGTTAAAGTAGTATTTAAGCTAGATAACGCAGCAGCGGCAGAAGTTACAAACTGAGACTCTGTAGTAATTACTGGACCTATTCCAGTCATTATGCCTCCTTGACGAAGGAGAGAATAGTTTAAAGACGAATAGTCAATACCACCGGTAAGTACAGCAGAACACAAAGCATTGTGAAAAGTGCCGATAATTGAATCTAGAGTAGCTCCTGTAGGAATTACTGCATTCAAAGTAGCAATAGTAATTACCAAGTCATTTGCCGTAGTAGCTCCACCTAAAGAAGTACCAAGAATTTTTACTTGGTTTCCTACAGCATATCCAGAACCTCTGTTAGCAATTTTTACTGTGTAAACATCTGACCCTACTGTACGAGTTACTTCGAAAGTAGCACCTGTTCCAGTACCACTTAAGTTAGTTCCTCCTAGAGTATAGACAGTAGTAGTTCCTGGTACAACCGCAGTACCCGCAGAAGTAAGAGTCCCAACAGCTCCTAAAGAGCAATATAAATCTAAACCAGAGTAAGTAATACACTTACCATAGTTTGTAGATAAACAACCAACCTCAGCACATGGTGCTATAGTACTGGTTCCGTAACAATCAACGCAATGTCCCATTTCTTAGTTTATTGAATAGTGCAACAATCACAAAGTTTAGCAATAATTGCCTGAAGCAATTTACCCAAAGTATCTACTTCCTTAGTACCATCACAAGGATCCATACCAATGCAAGTGTAGTAGCCGTTCTCTCTAATCCAGTCTTTAAATTCTTGGCTTAAAGGAAGATCTTCCCACTGTAAATTTCCTTGGTTAGTGTTAACATTTCCATTTACAAGGAAGTTCAAACGAGAACGCAATTCGCAAATAACGCCAACCAACTTAAGAACAACTTCTGCTGAATAATACTTTTCATCCTTAACAGTCACAGAGGTCAAGTCCATCAAAGGAACTGTACCACATGCTGTGTTGGCGTTATCCAAAGTTGTTTTAGTAAGTCCGACCCTTGTATCCAATAAAGTCAAGTTGTCATCAAACAACTTAATAATATCGTTTAGGTAAGGATCGCAATAATCCTGCTTATCGATAAGCCCGTTAGCTGTAGGCGTACCAGTGTATTTGACACAACCAGAAGGTTCTATCTCCACACAATTATTAGTTTGACAACATTTAGCCATTTTAGTGTTTGTTTTTAAAAGTTAATGTATTGTAGCAATCAAGGCAGTGTTGGTACTTTAAGAAGCTAGCATACTTCCTTGATTTTTTATGGTATGGTTTTGTTAAGTACTTGATATGCTGCAACTCTTTGTAAGCAGCATGTGCAAGTTTTTTCTTAACAGTCAAGTTCAATTCTTCTGAGTAGGTCATCGGCTTTTATGTAAAGTTCAGCAGCTTTCTCAGGATGACACAAATCCGCCTGGGCTTCTGCTCCTCTGAGTAAAAAATCTACTCTGTCTAAGTAGTATAACATCTTATCATCGTCACAGCAATCTAGGTACTTAACCCACTGTGCTGCAAGACGGCAATCTATTTTACAAGTTCTCAAATGGAACCTGCTATTAATGCCTAGATCAGGGCATGTAGCCAACTCAAAATTGTAAACCCCATCAGGCAAATCTCCAGCATCTACTTCAGAAGATACAAATCCAAATGTGTAACCATTCAAGATATTGATTTCTCCTAAATTAAAAACGAATACAAATGCAGTATCATAGCCAGGAACACTAACGGTTAGTTCAGCACTATCCGGGGCTACTGGATAGAAAGATGTATCTAAGACTGAGATAAAAGCACAGTCTTTGGCTTTGTATATTTCGAGGTTTAATTTTACGTTTGGCATAATTTAAAAATAAGGGGAGGAGTTATCCTCCCCATAAAGAATTAATTAGAAAATTGCAAATCCAACGATTACAACTCCGGTATTTGCAACAACACCTCCAAGAGATACTGTGCAAGAACCAGCAACAATACCATCAACTTGTACGGCCAATAGACCAGCACCAGTAGTATCGTTAACTGTAGCTACAATAACAGAATCAGCTTTGATATAAGTATTGTTAAGAGTAAAAGAAGACATTGCGCCTGCACTGATAGTAGCACTTACAGTAGTAATCTCACCAGCAGGCTGGTTCAATGTAACTGCACTAGTAATACTGCCTGATTGCGTTACTGCTCCTTTAGTTAAAGTTACGTATTTAGCGCAACATGTAGGGTTCTTCAGTAGAGTAGTAACAAACTTTTCCAAAGAAGCACCTGGGATGGCGCCAGATTGGATTTGCTTGTTAGTTACAGCGTTTGTGTATGTACCTGTTTTTAGAATGATATCTTTCATTTTTTTTTAAATTAAAAGGTTATAAAAAGGGGGAGGTTAATCCCCCTATTAAATTACGCCAACTGAGGCAAGAAAGAACCAGTTAAGAATGCGTTAATAAAGGTTTTGATGTCTGCATCCAAAGAAGATACAGCAGCATCAACCAAAAGAACTACCGCATGCTCGTTGGTGTCTTTCTTCTCGAATCCTACTGGAGAAGGATCAGTGTAGCAGATTTCATACATTGTGTATCCACTTGCAGTACGAGACTGATCTACAAAGAAGAATTGGTTTGCATCTTCGTTGTAAATAGGATTCCAGTAGTAACGAGCTTCTGCAGTAGCAGGCAAGTTGTTAGTGAAGAAGTTACGCTCCATTTCAGCCAAAGCACTTACAGCACCGATTGGGTACTGGATACTTTGAACGGTAGTAACTGACCATGGGTTAGCAAAGTCTTCTACGTCAAAGTCCATAGTGGTGAAAGGACCTCTGTGTACTTTAGCTTGGAATTTAACCAAGTTGAATACGTAAGGAACTGCATCAGGAACACAAGCATTACCAAAAGCGTCAACAGCTTTACCAGTTACTTTGATACCGCAAGAAGTAACTGAACCTGCAGATACTAATTGTTTTTCCCAAGCAACACCATTGTACACAGGCATTGCATCGATAGCAACCAAAGGAGTGGCAATGATGAAGAAGATTTGACCCAAAGCATCAGCATCTTCAGTGTTGGTCTCAGTGATGGTACCATACGTTCCAGATGGGTAGAAAGCTTGCAAAGCACTCAAGGTAGCGGCTTCTGCAGTTGAATCACCTGAATCAGGCAAGTTCAATACATAACGGTAAGAAGGAGCAGTACCTACAATAGAGTGGGTAGCAGCCAAGTACTTACTCAAGATTGGGTTAGCATTGATCTTGTCAGTCAACTCTTGCATGAAAGCCCAACAGTTCAAAGCATCGCAACCACCGCCACACTCTGTGCAAGAAGTAGTTTTAACACGAACTGACTCTTGAATCAAAGGTTGGTAGATACCTTTAGACCAGTACTCGTCGATTTTGAAAGTTACGAAGTACTCTTCGTCACAACCAAATACGGGAGTCTTGCTAGTTGTAATTTCATCATAACCGATGAAAGTGATTTGTTGCTTGGTAGTGTTAGCATAGGTACTTCTAGTTACTTTAGTCAAGTTGTTTTTCTTGATTACAGAAGACTTGAAACTACCATATTTGCTAGAACCTGTTCCTACAGCAACAATGATTTCATTACCAATAGTTGCACTACTGGCAGTACGAGCCAAAACAGAAAAATCTGATTTGTAAAAGTTTAACTGACGGGCAACCAAGGTATCGGTAGTACCTGTACCTGGGAATGCTTCTGCGCTAGTGTCAACAGTCGCAGCGGATCCTCCTACTACGAACACTTGTGTGATTTTGTGATTCATGGTTTTTTATATTTTATTCTGAGTTTTTAACTAAACGATCCTCTGCAAATACCGCTTGGATTTGGTTGTCATTAGACTGTGCTGCAAATTTAACTGCTAGGTCAACTATGTCTCCCTTAGCATATTCCGGCAATTCGCAGTTTACATTATTAGACAATGTACCGTCTAATTTAGTGTAGCCCTCAATATCAATATTTTTGGGATACCTTAAATACGTGAGATAAACATTCTCTATTGTAAACTCTTCAGTAGTGTATACGTACAACTTATTATCGCCTATGGTAGCTAGTGTGCTTCTCCATTCAAATGAAGGGCTAAAGTTTGCGTCCACATACATGTTGTGAAGATCGCCTTGTCTTACGAGATCAATTGTTAGGTTCTTTCTACAGTCCTGCTTTTTAGCTACACAATTACTATTCACGTAAAACATATAATCCGCAACATCTTCTAAGGAACAGGAAAATCCTGTATAAAAGAGGTCGTTAGTTTTGATTGGTGAAAGTCGTACAGATGATTTTTTCAATATTTGTAAATCATCTATACGCTTTTCAATAGATTCATATCCTACTTTGTAAACGTTATTCGGGTTAATCTTGGTTTTAATCCAAGATAGCTGGGCACGGTTAAGGTATACAATAATATCTTCAACAGGGATATCAACGTTATCCTGTCTGTTGACTTTATTGATCATCAACTTAAACTCGTATATCAGTTCCTCGACGTTTATCATTTATTATAGGGTACTTATTCTAAGTTTGTTTTTCAATTTTTCTTTAAAAGATTCATACTCTACGGTGTTCTTAGGGTCGGTCAAGAAGAGTTCAAACTCCTCAACAGATGCAGCCCATACGTTATCACCTTCGTAAACTATAGAACCTTTAACTCTCACTACGTTAGTATCTACTAAATCCTTAACGAGTGCTTTTACATCAAGCAAATCATCGCTGTATGCGGTGATCTTAGCAAAGTTTTCAATTGGGTCCATACCCAAAGCTACTGTAGGAATCCTCAAGTACTCATCCAAAGCAATGTAAACATCTTCTTCGGAGGCATCTCCAGATAATCCTAAACCAATTAGCTTCTGAATCTTCTTACGCTTAGATGAAGACATTTTATCCAAAGAAGCAATTGCACTGTTGATCTTTTTCTTACGATCAAAAGTAACTTTAGATTCAACGGATCCATCAAATACGTAGAACTTTACTAATGATGTATCTACACTTCCAGATTCGATAGCATCAAGATTCTCTGCAACCATTTCTGTCTCCATGAGCCAGTAAAAGTTAACAGCATCTCTTGGGTTATCCAAGTTAAAAATGTTATCGCCATCTTCCAGGCCAATACCATTTTCTTTTATTTCGTCATAGAACGTACTAGTTGGTTCAAGAGATTCATCAAGTAAAGCTTCATAGTAGTCTTTCAACAACCTAACTCTTTGAACTTCCTGTTCCCTAGCTTTTAGATCAAGAATAGCTTTTAACTTTTGCGAGTTTTCGTCTAATCCTGTTCTGATTACTCCTCGTGAATCTACCCGTGGGTAAAACTTACGAGCTGTTCCTGGAATGAAATTGTAACCATTTTGGTACAACGATCCTTCTAATGTACGTAGATTAGTTCCGGGATCTTTTCTAAAGGGTCTGATAATACGCACCCCTCTTGCAATTGCTTTTGTCATTATTTTGGTTGGTTTTGGTTTTGGTTAATTTTATATCTATTAGGGGGGAGTGTTACCTCCCCCATCATAGACCGCTAAAATTACAAGCGTGGGTATTCTTTAATGATTACGGTACGAGTAGGATCTTCCAAGAAGATACCACAGAAGTCCTTCATGATGTAGGTACTGTATGGATCTTTGTTAGCAATCACAGTTTGTGACTGACCGAATCCTACTGAACCTGCAATGTACTGATAGTACATGTTAGGACGAGTAGACAATTTCACCTCACGGATGTTAGCACCACCTTCGTTGCTTACGTCCATAATGATGAAGATTGGAGGAGTCTTTTTGTTAGGACCCAATTCCAAGAAAGTAGCATGCTCGTTCAACTGTTCCAATTCGATGAATTCTACTGGACCTGTCTCAGTAGTCATGAAGTGGTCAAACTGCAATGCATAACCTTGCTTCAAACGATCTTTACCATCCATGAACTTATCAGCATTCAAAGTCATGTTTTGGTTGTTGAAGTCTTTACGGATTGACAAAGAAGCCAATTCCATACCAGCACGGTTAGTGTATACTTTTACATAACGGTCAGCAATCTTCACACGGTTGTAGAACAAATCTCCGATAGCAGAACGCAAAAGGTTCAAAGAGAATTGACCACGATCATAGTAAAGAACGTTACCCAAGTGCAATTGCTGCCACAAACCTGGCTTCAAACGAGTTGGACGACCTTTTTCATCTTTAGTGTTACCTTGACGACCCCACATCAACATGTTTGCACGCATGCGCAACATTTCCATACGAAGAAGACGAGATACTGTAGGCTCCCAACCAACAATTTTGGTTTTTTCACCTTCAGCGTTAGGATCAGTTACAGAGTAGTAAGTGATATCCAAAGGATTACCAGTAGCATCAGTTTGTGCACCCAACTTAGTAGCATCAGCCCAGTCAGTGATAGTGTGCTCTACACCATATTGGTTAAGAACATCAGCCATAACTTCCAAGTGACCGTCGAACAAACCAAGACCAGAGAAACTAGTAGTGTATTCACCCAACACGTTACCAACTTTGAAATACTCAACCCCTACAACGAGGAAACGCAAGTTAACAAAATCAGCAGAAGTTGAACCGGCAGCACGACAACGATAACGGAAACCGTTTTGGAAACGCTCAGGCTCAGCTACGATTTGGATTTGAGTTTCTTGCTCATAACGGTGAGCAGTGATAATGTCATTTACAGTGAAAGCTTGCTTGTCAAATACAACGTCAAACTCTTGTCCGTCAATACCAGGTCTAGCACTAATAGCAGAAGTAGAACCTACTGCATAAGTAGCGATGATTTTTGGCAATTCAGCACGTTTTTTAATCTTGTAGGTAAAGACACCGTTAGGGTCGTTAACCATGAAAGGCTTACCAGACTTCATAACAAGGTCGATCAAATCGTTAGAATACAAACGAGTGTCTGTAAACAAACGAATCATCATCTTGTCATACTGGTCAGGCTTAGTCTTCAACATCGTTTCCACGAAGTTTTTTTCTGTAAGTTTGTTCAAACCATTCTTAGAATAGTAGGAACTGGTCATATGGGAGTTAGCTATAACTTTACCATTAACCCTAGGCATACTTAAATTTGGCATAGTAGTATTATGTTATTTGTTTTTGTTTATTTAAAGTACCTTGTGAATAAATCCTGGTTGGATTTTGTTCCCTTGGTAGATTTTTTAGTTTTAACCTTCAAGTCATTAAAGATTGAGTTTGTCTCTTCAGTCACACCCTTTCTTTTCATTGGAGTCAAGTCTAGATCATTTTGAACAAGTCTTGCTATTGCCAAAAACTTAGAAGGATCTTCCTGTCTCATAGTAGCCAACTTAAATTCAAAGTCGGTAATACGTTGACCATTTGGAAGAACGTGTGGTTTTGAAAGTACAAAATCAAATAAGTCACTTGCAGTGGTTTCATTGATTGGGTAACCTTCAATCTCACCCTTCTTGATAGACTCTTCTAGAACAGAAGCGTACTGTTGTTGACGTTGCTGTTCTTTCTGCTGGATTTCCTGTACTCGTTGTGCATTGTCCTGAGCAAGTGTTGCTCTCTCTTGTTGCATACGTTCTACTAGTTTGCCATGGTATTTCTTAGCATAAGAACCAAGTCTATCGTTATCTTTAGCAAAAGTAAGTTGGTCTTCAATCTCATCTTCGTCCATTCCTGTCTTAGCTAAGTAAAGACGAACCACTCTTTCTTGGTTCACTTCATTAGATAAATCAACATTATCTACAATCTGTTCGTTGTTGAACATCTGCAAGTATTGCTGAATAGGAACTTTGTTGATGAAGATATCTTCAACTAGTTTTACTCCGGCATCTCCGTATGTTTCAGTTGCCAACTCTTCAAGGGTATCCCAGGCTCTCTTCTCGATGGTTTCACTCATCTTATCTAAGAAACTCTGTTCAGTCCACTCTTGGTTTTCAACGTCTTCCGCATCAAGTAATCCGGCTTTAACTAATCCCTTTCCAAAGACTTCAAAATAATTGATGTCATCGGCTTCTTCGTCATTGTCATCGATTGGCTCATCTTCATCGTCATTATCGTCTAAAGGAGCAGGCGCAGGAGTAGGTTTTTTCGCAGGGGCAGGAGGATTGTTATCGTCCGCATCTTCGTCTTCCTCTTCTTCGTCTTCAAATTCAGGGTCAAGAATTGGATCTTTAATAGTACCGTCTGGACCCAGAATATCTGGAGCAATGTTCTTGTTGGGATCGTATTGAGGGTTTACATCAATTGGATCGTCACTGGAGAATGATTCAAAGAACTCTAAATTCTCTAATGGATTTTCATTAGTATTCATGTTGGTTGGTTTGGTTAGGTTCAAAAATAATATAATAAAAAATTAACGCAACAGGTTAAAAAAGGCCGTGATTATTATAGTTAAAACTGTCACGGCCTTTTATTATTTCTTCCTGTCGTATTTGTTTTTGTTGGTTTGGGCTATTTTAAGTTTAGTATCGATGTCCTTCTCTTTCAGGTCAAGCTCTCTTTCTTTGAGGCTAGCTTCTCTACTCTTGGCTACTTTTTCGTAGTTGTCTTTAGAGATTTGCTGAGACAAAGAAGTTTGCTTGATAAGAAGTTCTGTGGTATCTACCTCTGGGTTAAAAGAACCTTCGTTAGCAATACCTCTAAGCTTCTCAACCTCAAGACGATTCTGACGATCAAGTTCTTTGTTATTGTCATCACGACGAGCCTGTTCTGCAGCAGCAGCCATATCAGCTTGCATCTTCTGTTGGAACTGTTGTTGCTGTTGATCCAACTCCTGTTGCTTCAATTGCTGTTGTTGTTGTTGCATGGCTTCCTTACGTTTCTGAACATCAGTCAAGGTCTTACGAAGACTACGTTCAGAGGAGGCAGTAAACAAATCAAGCATCTCAATCAACTCGGCACCATTCTGCATAGCAGGTTGAGCCAATTGTTTCAACTGATCAAGAGTAACTTTATCTTCTGCGTAAGAAGAAACAAACACAAACAGCTCGTGAAGAAGTTCATTCTTGCTTACTTGTAAGAATACATTCTCTAACTCAGAGTTAAGATAGTTTAGAGTAGAGGTAGGTTTTTGCAATTCAAAGTACTGAGCAATATCCAGAATGGTCTGGTAGGTACGTTGCAATACTACGTCATGCCAAGCAAACCAAGTTTCTGTTTGAGCAAATGATTGCTGGAGAGAATTGTTAGCAGCAGTTGCAGTTTCTGATGGTGTAGTGCTTCCAAGACGTTGGCGGCTTACCCCAATCAACTCATAAGCTTCTGATCTGATTAACTGAGCCAATTGAATACGGGTTTGAATCTCTGTACTACGACTCAAGTCAACTCGTGACATCTGGTTGAACTGTACAGCACCCCCGGTGTTCTCGATTGACGTATCAATGAAAAGGGCACCACGGTTCTTAGCATTCCACAACATCATCTCAATTGGATCCTGAGAGTCTTTCTTAGGCACAACTTTCAAGTCGCCTAAGAACACAACACCAATTTCCTTTTCAAGAATCTCCCACAACTGGTTCATACAGATATTATAGAGAATCTGATAAGGCTTGATTAGATCAAGGAATGATTTGCTTTGAGTATTACGGGCAGTATTTACAATCCCAACAATAGGAGGAGTCTGGATGTACTCAAGAGGTTCGATGTTAATGTAGATGTCAGCACCAATCTTAATACCTCTCCACCATTCATTAATCCAAAGTTCTTCTAGGCTTACGTCGCCCATCCTTTTGTCAAACTTATAATCCTCATTTACGAACATCTCTTGCTGGAATCCTTCTTCATCCAAGTAAGTACGTTTGTAGATTCTTTTCTTAGACTGCCAGTAAGCAGTAACTACGGTGAATGCATGCTGAGAGTTAAACGAGAATACGTTATGGTCAATACCTCCATTGGCAAAGTCACCTACGTTCTCAAATGTCAACTGCCACAAAGGATCATTAGGATTAGGAAGAGCAGGAGATAATGGTGAGTACTCGTTATTGCGTAAGTTTTGTACGGCACGAGTATTCAAATGCTCAACTTCTTCTGCTGTCAAAGTATATCTCTCAACGATTTCAGACATAGAAAGAACCTCGATAGTTCCCAATGCCCAACAATCGTCTGTGTAGATTGCGTTACGATTACCCAAGTACCATACGTTAGAAGGGTTCTCTACTTTGTAGTTAAATCCTATGCGAGAATTGGTAGGGTAGAAGTGGTGAAACTCTTGACCGGTAATCAAGAAATCCAAGAAAGATTGCTGAGACTTCTCTTTAAAATTAAAATGATACTTCAGAGCGTTAAGGGTTTTGTTACCCCACTCTTCAGCAGTTGAGGTGTAATCCAAAATTTTATCTTGGATTTCCTGTTCTTGCTGAGCTAACATCTCAGGGTCAACGTCCTTACCCTCAAGGTTGGCACGAAGCTGTTCCATGAAGTGATCCTTTAGAAGTTGAGTTCTAAAGTCAATAGTCTCGTTGATAGCGTCATCATCTACAGCTTTTACCTTGTAACGGTGAGGACGGTTAATGAGTTCTCCTTTCAACTGATTGATAGGAGGATTTACTATTGAATAGTGTTTGAGGTATTGCGGAACGTCTGGCTCTTGATCAGGTACGTCTGACAAGTAATCAATCATTTCCTTATACTCAGGTTGGTTTACATAATCCTGAAAGTTAAACTCACCATTATACAGTCGGTAGTTCTTACGGAACTTAACATTCTGTTTGTACTGAGCAAATGCAATATTTGCAAAATAGTCCATATTAGACTTGATAAAAGTCTCTGTGGCTTTTTCTTCCTTAGTTACAAATTGTTTCGGGTAGAAATAGGAATGATTGAGAGGGTCATTATACCCCTTTAAAACTTCTATAATCATGGTTATTATTATCTAAATAGTGAGCTTGAGGATTGTTTAAATGGTGAGAAAGGTTTTCTGGATTGAAAGTATTCTTTCATCCGACCATCTTCAGTATTACTATGGATAGTAATTTTATTATAAAGAGTTCGGGACATTGCTAGTGTCAATCCAAATGCAATAATACGGTCAACATTCAATTTTGGTGTAAATTTGAGCAATTCTTTTAACAGTAATGGGTCTAAAATTCTAGATACACCTAACCTAGTTTTACTGATATTTCCATCTTTATCTCGCTCTACATCTATCTCTTCAGTTAGGTATTCAATAATTAATCCTAGTAAGTAAGATTTAATTTCTTTGGTCATGTGAATTCCATAGTCACGATTAACCATTGAGTTAGGGTGGATATCTGTTAGGAAAGAAGGCGTTCTTTCTAGGACTTTAGGACTTATGTTTTTCTCTACACAATGCTGAATAAAACCATAATCCATGTTTTCACACAAGGTTTTAGCATTATAGTACATAAGTAAGAGTTTGGTAGTCTCATACCACTGTTCGATTTTCTTAGGACGACCTGTGTAACAAGCTACTACAATGTTCTGCCAACCTTCACCTGAAAGGTTATGAACTCGCTTGTAGATATAAGTCGATCCCAAAGAAGTAGAGTAGTGTGCCTGTGACTGTTTGTAAGGATCCGTTCCTGCTGTATAAAGACCATAAGGAGCATCAGAGATTGGGTATTCCCAAATCACTACACATCCTTCTATGTCATCTGCTGGTTTTATTGGAAAGTTGACTACGGGTTTTTTGTCGGTAAACTTGTGAGCAACCTTACCGTCTTGCTTCAGGTAAAGTTCTACGTTATCTCCCTTGATGTCTTGGTTGGTTAACTTCTGTAATTGTTCTTGGAGAAGATCTACCGGGAAGATGTTTTGCGACATTTCCATAAAGCACTCCTCGTGAGTTAGAGGATAGTACATTATCTCCTTTAAGTATGCTTCAAGGCCGGATGCTTTCTTAACGTTCTCACGGTTCTTAAGAATCATCTCTTTACCTTTAGCCTCGTCACTTACCCAGATGGTAATATTATCTAGTTCGGAAGATTCCTCCTTGCCTAGGTATAAGCCTAAAGGTTTATTCTCTCTAGGTACTTTCAGAGATTTAGTGCCGGGGATAAACAAACCATAGGATTTTCCTGATTCATTTGCCTCTACAGAAAGGAAGTTGTATGCTTCTGGGTTATTGAAAAGTTCTTCCAAGTCAGAAGCCTTGGTCATATCTCCTGATGTTCCAATTACAATCGGAGAACAGCGCCATCCATACTCTGAGTCAAAACAAGGAATAGTAGCCGACAGACAGTTAAGCATGTTTCCCTTACCGGCTTCTTCTAACATAAAAGAAGAAAGGGTAAGACCTGCCGCTGCCTCCGTATTGTTTCCTTCATCAAAGTTCCGCACGTGTATGCGTGAGAAGGCGTTACGCTTATTCGAGGTTTTGTCTTTGAAACCTAATGTAACCTGACGCTTCCAGTCATCCTCGATACGCAGGAATCTAAAGTACTTCGGTAAGTTCTGCAGAACCAAATCTACAGCCTGGGTAGTGTTGCTTAAATCCGGTTGGTTTAGAGCTGAAATAAGATTGTCACTACCAAACTGTGTTACGGCTTTGTGAGCCATATAGGAAGAGGTGATAATAGTCTTGGAGATACGACGGGATCCTACTATGACCAGCCCTTTCATACCATCCTCATGACTTTCCGCTCTCCCTATTGACTCATCTATCTGAAGATAACTATCCCACAGTTGGGGTTTGCCTAGTCTACGGACTTTGCGGGCACCAACTAACTCATCTTTGTATAACGTGCCGTAATTTAGATGCCAGTAAATAAACGGGGAAAAATAGAATCCATTGATAGTGACTCCCTCCGTAATCTTCTTATACTCGTTTTCCCAAAACGCCTCAAACTCCTCAGAGGTTTCGTCCTCCGGGATGCTCTTCATGTTGATTAGGAATTCAGCACTATCTAGATTATACATTACATGAATTTTTTCATTAGTCCATTTACTTCCTGTGATCCACGAGCAACTGTCTTTTGCTCTTCTTTCTCACGGAGTTTATCTACAGTCTCAAGTAGGGAAAGATATTCTTTCATAGTATCACGGAGAGACTTAATCTGTGATTCTATGGAAGCAATGACCATAGGTATTGCTCCTCCCTTAGAAGTTGGCTTCCATTCTATGCGGTCTTTGAGTTCCGCAATTGGATTCTTATCTACGTAGTCACGCCATTCCTTTAGCTTGGACTCTGCCCATTCTAGTTCGGCTGATACGTATGTTTGCTTTTTAACTGCCATATTTTTTCAAAAATTCTTGGTAAGATAAATTCATAAAGTCTTCTAGCGTCCTTGCATAGAAGTCTTCATTGTTACCAGTCTTCCCGTAAGAGTACCCGGCTTTCCAAAATATTTTCATAGTTGAAAATAAATCATCTTGAAAAGTACTTGGCGGCTCAGGTAGCTCCTTACGGTTAGACTTGATAGGTTGGTTGGTTTCCATTGTCTATTATTTCTTAATAGCTTTCGCTACATTGATGTTTCCATCGTTAGGCATGATGTACAGTTCTACTGCGCATTTAGTGCCTTTGTTTCCACCACACTGGTTAATGATGGTCTTTGGTTTGGGTTGTGCTTGTGTTTTCATTTTATGATGGGTTATATTTTGTCCACTTTAAAGGTAATTGTTTTTCAGGATTTTCCTCATTCCAATCTGCTATACCACAATCCGAAGAAAGGGATGCGGTTTTGAAGTCAAGGATGCAGCCACAAAACGAACAGTGATCTTCAATCCTGGATGTGTCGTACTGCTTGCCTGTAAGTTCTGCATACTCCACAGATTCTCTAGCGTTTCTGGAGTTGTAAGGACAGTTGAGACATATCTCCATCCTCTCTGCGATAAGCTCTTGTTTCTCATTACTTAACAATCTAAATTGGTTGGCAATCTTGTTCGTTACTCCGTGAAGCACTTTGTCCGCATTCTGCAGTCCTTTTTTGCTCAAATTCAGGTATTCTTTGAATGGATTCATATATTAAATTAAGTCGGTTTTGAAGTTGGTCGAGTCGGGTTAGTTTGTTCATGTAGCCGGCTTCTTTGATTGCTCCGATTTCTTTATACTTCTCAAGTCTTTGTTTTGTAGTAGTAATTGTTTCGGAAAGTGCTTTGTGACGGGCAAGCAAAAAACTTAAACGTAAATAACTCGGTCTGTTCTTATCTAAGTAAAAAGTAACTTGCTGATCTAAACTACTGATGTATCCTTGAAAATATCTTAAGCCTCTAGCAAAGTCAAGTTTAATAGTACCTAGTCCTTTGAAGAAAACTTTGACGGAAGGTTCGTTGTTCATCTGGTCTAAGGTCTTATTGATGTACCAAGAGTAAATAGTATCCACATCTGATGCTGTGCAATCAACTTGCCTAGCAACTTCCGAGTATAACCCATAGGATTTAAACTCTACTTCCTTTCTACTTTTTTCAAGAGATCGTGGCATTTTCTTTATTCTTGGCGGTACTTAGTAACAATGTAATTGAAGCTGTCTCTTTTTGGTTCGGGGATAGTTTCTTGTTAATCACATTCTTTTCCAGTAATCCTAACTTTCTTAACTTGGTAATTGCATTAGCAATAACTTGTGAAGAAGTGTTGTTCTTGGAAGCCAGCTCATCCTTGATTTCTTTGTTAATAGTTCCAAAGTAAGAACTGTAACCTAAGATACTAGTATGTAAATCTGACAACCTGTATCCAGCTAATCTAGTCAAGATATCAATGTATGACTGGTGTAGTTGGACTCCTTCTTCGTATTTTCTTGCGACTTTCATTTCGGTTGGTTTTAGACAAATATACTATTCTAATAAAAAAAGTCAAGTTTAAAGTTATAATCTTGTAGATTAATTCTATCTTAACTTAAAAGATTAATAGACAAATTTTGAAATAAAAGTATATTTGTACAGGAGACTTGCATGAAAAAAACTAAGATCCCTACAGAAAAACAATTGGTAGAACTTCTCGTTGATGAGTTAAAAGAATACGAGATAGGACTAGCAGGAGAACTGGAAGTGTTTAGTAAAAATCTCTACAAGTCATTCAAAAGATACATTCGAGGTATAGAGTACAAAGACAAGCTACTGTATGAGTTTGTCTTCCTTACCGTTGACACGCTTTTGTATGACACTATGCCCTCACAGAGAACTGACAGTAGCACTGCTCAGGTAGCTGCAGGAGATTAATTCTTTGCTCCATTCAATTTTCTTTCTATATTTGCAGCGACACCGTTTCAATACGATCACCTGTGAGGGCTTATGGTAGGTAGCAGGTCAGAAGTCGGATGTATGAGTAATCCTAGAGATGAAAAGAGGTTTCTCCGATAGTGTCAAAACGTTATTAACGAAATGTGCAGTGCTCTGACCTGGCAATCCCAGGCAATAAGTGGACACAACAGAGACTTGGAGAAATCCATTTGGTCAAAACTGCTGCACTATAAGTTACAAACGGTACAAAATCTAATAGATTTTTCGTTTCTGGAAGGAGTGTATTATTTCATCTGAGCAACAGCTGCAGCTAAAGACTTCTCCAACGCTTTTGAATAGGCTTTTTTGTTGTGGGGGATTTGCTCGACTGTCAAGAACATTGCATTGACAAACACTCTTTTCTTGGCTTGGGCTTCGTAAACTTTATCTCCTACTGACAGTCTAACAGAAACAATGTAATCTCTCTTCAGTAATTGGATGCCAATAATGTTGACCAATTCTTCTGGCATTGCAATAGAGTAAATCTGCACTTTTACAATTTGACCTGTGTCGGACAAACTAAATTTGTCTGCAATCAACTGCTCAAGGGTTGTTTGTGCACCGAATGTAATTGGTCTGCCAGCAATATCAGTTACACTAGCTGTAGATGTTACTGAATCTACTTTGTAGGATTGTCCTTGAAGGTTAAGAGCCATTAAGGATACGAGGGTGAATAGTATAGTTTTCATTTTAGTAAGTTACTTGTCCTGCATAGCCGGGAGCTATGATGTATAAATTTAAAGTTCCGCCACTAGTTAAGGTTGAGGTTGTATGATTAGTGACTCCTGGGTAGGTTGTTCTTACGTTTGTTGTGGCAGCTTTAATAGCATTGTACTCTGTGGTTGTAAAGATACGAACATCTGGTGCCGTTCTCCATTTAGAAAATCTCCCAGCTTTTCTTGCTGCCACATAATACTTATCGGCAACAGAAATTACCTTGTCGTCATTTACGTCAAACATGTGGAAGGATAACCCATTTCTAGCGTCTTTGTTTAAGATGATATTTGATACAGCTTGGATATCTGTTGTTAGGTAGGCTTGGATTCTAGTAGGAGCATCTACTTGGATTGTGAATTGATTCCCCGCAACTGTAGTTCTTGAGAAAGAATAATACCCTGACGAGTTAGTATACGCTGTAGCATCTAAAGAACTAGATGAGGTTGTTGTAGTTGAAGTAGAGGTTATCTCCCAACTAGTGCTAGTAAAAGTACCTGCCGTAACTAACGTACTTGCCATCCAAGCACTACCTGTAGATATACCCATTACCTCTTGGTTTGAGCCGTCAGCTGTGAATGTTCTCCAAACTGCTATTTGCTTTGCAGTTTGATTTTTGATAAAATACAAATCCCAAACATAGTTGATTCCTGTTTGGTTGTATTTACAGTTTCCCTCATACCTAACTCTAAACACGTCCCCGTAGGTACCGTCTGTGTAAGCTTCAGTTGAAACATAAGAAACGTTGTTATCCGTAGAACCGTTATCTACCGATCCGATATGGATAGTGGGTTGGTTAGGACTTGTTGCGTTTCCGTTAAAACCAGAACTAGACGTTGTTCCAAAAGTAAACCATGAGTTAGCGTTAACATGTCCACTTGTGTAGTTTGTACCGGCATAACTTACTGTAAAGGGAATAGTTATGGCAACTGATTTCTCATCTGTGTTAAGGGTTGAGTGTAAGACAGAAGTTCCTCTTCCTCTGTCAGAAGGAATCCCTGATGTTATCTTAGTTAGCGTCCCTGTCTTTGTAGTTGCCCCTGCTGTACTTTTAAAAAGTTTCACAGCCACGTTAGAGGCACCAGAACCGTTTGCGTTATACAAGTATCCAGAATAAGTAAATTGGGCCACCAGAGGGCTTGCAAACAAGAATAGAAGAATAATCCATCTCATATCTTAAGCTTACCTCCCATTAAGATCTGATAGTTGACTACGTCTTGGTTCGCTATGTAAGTTCCTCCCCCAGTCAAACCAAACTTAAATGTCTTTGTGATTGAGTAGTTAATGTTTAAGAAGGGAACTATGATAGGTCTGCTTTTAAACAAACTCTCTGTGTAATATTTTGTGTACGGGGCATAGACTGCCGCAGCAATAATCGTAGCGTCGATATGCTTAGAAATCTGACCCTTGTACATGAAACCACCTATTAGCATGGTGGAGATAAGTTCTTCCTCAAACAACTTACCATAAGAGCCGGCAGCTCCATAAAGTGCTGTAAAGTTCTTCATTGAGTTCACCCTTACAAAAAGTAAAGATGAGGTATATGACTTGGGCATTAATCCTAAGCCGGCAGATAATACGTTAATGTGTTTGTAGCCTTTTTGATTGGTGCCAATCCAAGATTTGATACCTCCGATATTTCCTATCCTGGCGTTAACCATGTAATCGGCAGACAAACCAATAGAAGCTGTGCCGTCTCCTCGAACACGAGTGAATGACATTGTACCTCTTGCATCTTGTTTATCACTCCTAGCAGTTTGGATTCCTACTATGTCACCGGTAACTAGGATAGCCGGTTTTTGAGTTTCTACTTTACCCTTAGCAGCAGCTTTTGCTGTACTATTTCCTCCGGCTTTTTGAGTTTCGGTTTTTTGCTCCTCTACTTTTTCAGGAGTTTTTTCTTCAGGCTTCTTATCCACTCCACCACCGTTACCACTCCCTCCACCAGAACCATTGCCACTACTACCAGAAGAAGAACTAGAACCACTCCCAGAACCACTCCCAGAGTTAGAAGACCCGCTGCCTTCAGTATTTCCACCATTGTTTCCGTTTCCATTGTTTCCTACTTGTCCTTCCGACGACCCCACGGATCCTTGTCCAGATGATTGGTCACCTGAACTAGAAGTATTCCCAGAGCCACTAGTAGTGTTATTACTTCCATCACCACTAGGTTTGTCGTTCGGTTTTTCATTTTTAGTTTTTACATTAACTCCCGATGTCCCGGAAGTAGTTGTACCTCCGACAGAAGTCCCTGATCCCAGAGATGTCGAAGATAAGTCTAAACTCGTTAAAGAGTTCAAGGTCATTACACTATTTACTAAACCCATTACCGTGTTGGTAGAAGTCGTAGTAGTCGTGGTTGTTAGTACACCTTCGCAAGGTTTGGTTGTACGAAAATTTGTGTAGGTAGAATTTAACCAAGCGTCAAACGTACCGTTTTGCAATTCTGTGTATGAAAAGGCTTTCACCTGTCCATAGTAAGAAATCATTATTGGGGTATTCATATCCGCACTAATGAACTTTAATTCCTTAGTACACGGATCTAAGTAGCTATACGTAAAGGACTGAGCTTTTAAACCCAGTCCTATCGTACAAAACAAGAGCAATATTTTAACTCTTAAAGACACCGTTCTTGATAAGGTTTTCAATCACTTTGGTACATGCAGTCTCAAGTGATTTACGGGTAGCCTTACCTACTGTGCTTTGCGAGAATTTCATTCCGTCTAGAGACTTCAAGAAAGATTCACCGGTTTTAGTGGATTCCCCTTCTCCTGAGCCAATAAAGATTTGACCAGTTTTTGCATCTACAAAACGAACCTGCAAACGGATAAAAGTAGTTACTACTACTTTAGCTTTAGCTCCTTCTACAGTTTCGTCTTCATCCACAGCAAAGTCTGCCACAGTCACGTATACAAAGTACTGTGCTGCTTTGATCTTTCCTTTACCGTCGATGGGTTCTTCAAAGACTCCTTTTTTAGAAGCTTTGAATTGGGTTACCATCCTTTCCTTGATTTCACCCTTCTCTTCAGTAAATACAAAACGATTTGTTTCATCTAAGTAATCTAGTACGGATTCTGCAAAACCAAGTCCGACATTCTTCTCTTGTAATGCAGGGTACATAGCCAATACTTTGGTCATGTCCATGCTGATTACTTGTACTGTTCTTTTAATAGAATCAGAATAACCAGATACAGTAGAGATGTCTTTTGTTTCAATAACCTCATCCTCGGTTGTGGTCTTCATAGAGCCACAACCATAGACAAGAATTACTAATAGTAGTAGGCTTAATTTTTTGTACATTTTCATATAATTTTAGTTCCTTTCTGTAAATTTTCAATACTCCAAAGAGGTTGTAGGTTAGTGTAATGTTGAAGTTTTTCAAGTTCTTCTAAAGTTCTTGCAGAGGCAAGAGGTTTAATATGGTCAATTACCCAACAATCCTTTGCACTGCCATAATTATCCCAACTCATTCCTTCTCTCCAATGTAACTCTACATACAACTTAAATGCTTCCCAAGAATCTTTTCCTACTAAGTTTAAAGTACTATTGGATTTCTTTCTTCCAGATAAAGCTCCTAAGAATCGTGTTCTTAAAGCCTTCTTACAAGCCCAGAACTTATCTTCTTTTCTTTTATTTTTTTCCCAAGCATTATTTATTGCTCGAACTAACTCTGGATTATTTTTCTTCCAAGTATTTTTTACCTCCTTCTGTTTTTCATGATTAGCGTAGTAATATAATTTGTTCTGTAGAAGTCTGTGTTCTAAGTTTTTTGCATAATTTACTTTAGATTTTTCTTTTTTGCATACTTTACAAAAAGATTCCAAACCGTCTTTACCTGACTTTGATTTATAAAAGTCAGTTAAGTTTTTTTCTACAGAACATATATTACATTTTTTTACCATGGATCAGACTCTTCCTCTTGAGGTTTAGCGGCAGGAGCAGGTGCAGGGGCAGCCGCTGGTGCAGCTTTCTCTTTAATGATGACAGTGTTGCCACCGCCATTATTCTGTTGCTTCTGTTGATTTTCATTACTGTTAGTAATGTTGATTACCGGGGCAGGGGCAGCTACAGCTGCAGGAGCTTCGGCTTTATCTTCGCCACCACCTAAGGTAGTAGCAAACCAAGCACCACCGGCAGTAACTGCGGTAGTGATGGCTCCGATAATTGCCTTTTTAACTCCAGACATTCCGCTTTCTTCTTGTTCTTCTGACATGATATTATGAATTAATTTTTTTACAGTTTTTATTGTGCCATCTTGAAATTGCAGCAGGTTGCGCCATAAAACCACAAACTTGACATGGTATTTTTGCTTTGGGATATTTATAATTTTCTGTGTTTTTCCTAGGCTTACGCATCTTCTCAATAGCTTCAGGACTATGCTTAACTCCTCGTATTGTATTTGCAAGTTTATCTTTTGATTCTTGCGTCCATACCCTACCTGGTTTTCCTTTCTTATCTAAACTAATTTGGAATTGCCGTATCTTCTCTCGTGTTTCTGGTTTTACAATTACACCAGTACCTCCATCACCTCCATCAGTTTGATTTGCTAAAAAACCCTGAGACTTATCTTTTCTCCCATATAACTTAATAAACTCCTTTTCTTTGGCACAAGCTTCTTCCCAACTCAAGTCATTCATAATGATGTCTACTCTGTAACCTGTTTTGGCTACAATATTATGCCAGTATTCATTACGATGTTCTTTTGCCTTGGATCTTCTGAAGTTTCCTCCATCATCATCAACACCTATCCCTATATAAAAAGGAATATTTTTATCAAGTCTAATATGTCGGTAAAGATAAGCCACGTGTAAATTTACTTATTAATCTTCTTTTTTACCGTACTTAGCAGCTAAAATTTCTGGGGTATCATCTTCCTCATCCACCTTTGCTATTAGCATTTTATCACGGTCTTCAGAGTTAAACCAGTAGTCAACTACTTTGTTCAAGTTACCTACAAAGGCACCCAAAAGGATAAGTAATAGTTCTTTCCAGTCCTCTCCGATAGATGCTCCAAAGAACACGGCAGAGTTAATACCTACGATGATTAAAGTAAACAGACCTAATACAATGGCAGTAATTCTCCAGCGGTTAGCTTGCATCTGTTGTAGCATGTAGTAGAAACGATTGTTATCTGGTACTGCTACGGGTTCTGCTTGGCCAAAGCCAAGTTTGTTTTTTAGTTTCATATGATTAATAGTTTAGAGTCTAAGACTTGTTTTTCAGTCTTTAAGGTTAAGATATAAACTCCGTCAGGAAGTCTTTCCAAGTCTACACTATACTTGTAGTTTCCTACAGGCATGTGCTTGTCTAAGATATTCTGAACCATCTGTCCTACTTCGTTGTAAAGAGATAGGTTAACGTCTGATTCTTCTGCAATCTTAAACTGTACTTGGATGGCACCTTCAGAAGGATTTGGAAAAGCAATCAAGTCACTTACTTGGTTAAGGTTTACTACACCTTTTCTACGAACCTCAATAATGCCCATAGTAGGAGTAATATTCATGTCTTTAGCCTTAGCATCTCCTACGTACTTTTCTGATGTCCAGATTGCTGCAGTAGCCCAAGAGTCTTGAGGTTTCTTAGCAATGAATTGAAGCGTAAACACAGCCTCACCATCTTTCAACAGATTAGCATTGGTTAGGTCTGCACCTCCCCAAGAAACAATCCCGTTAGAAGGATTGGTGTAAGCAGTCCACTTCATAATTTTCTCGGTTACTTCTACGTTCTTAAACTCTAAGTAAGCAGTATCGTATTTAAGGTCTAATTGAAGAGCACCCAAGTCTTTGCCGTTAGTCAAAACTTTAACTGGTACGTTTACCAAGTTGCCGTCTTCTACTTTTACTTTAGGCATGTTGATTTCTACTGTTTCTAAAGTAGGATCATCATAACTTACAGTTTTGTCAATGATGTAGTTTTTAGCGTTAGCTGGATTGATAATTTTGATTGGAGTCAAACGAGCCATCTTAAATCCAGTAGAGTTTGCATCTCCCTTAACAGCCACGTAGTAAGTGATAGAATCTTTACCGTCAATAGTGTAGTTAAAGTTGTTTACTGTAGAGTAAGTAGAAGTCAAGTTAGTAGCGGCTCCATTAATTGCATTGTATTCAGCAACTGTGAAGAACATTACATCTTTCTTAGAGTTAGGCCAGCTAGAGAATCTACCTGCCAAACGTCCATACACAGAGTATACGTCAGCGATAGAAATATCTCCAGTAGTTCCGTTTACATCCATTGTGTAGTAATCAAATCCTGATGGGGTGTATTGCGCTAGGATAGCTTGGTTAATCTTCTGTGCATCTGCAGTAGAAAATACGTTACCTGGAATCATTGTATCGCCTTTAACTACCATACGTACATCCCAGTAAGTAGTATCCAAGAATTTACGGAATACAACATGTCCTAAAGAGTTAGTTGCTTTAGCTTCTACATGAGTCCAAGAACCAGTTGGGGATTTCTTTTCCAAAGACACCCACAAGTTCTTAGCATCTGAACCGGTAATGTTTTTAAACTTAGCAGCAAAACGTAATACTTTCTGATTGAAGCGACCACCATAAGAGTAAACTACCAAAGTAGTATCGTTACCCCAGTTAGTGGCAGCTCTGTTAGAGAATGATTTAACACCGGCTACTTTTAAAGTCTTGATAGAATCTAAGTTGTTCCATACAGCTTCGGCAGCGTGAGTAAAGGTTAAATCGAATGTAGCTCCGTCAGTGTAGTTGAAACTAGCACTAGATCCTGTGTAAGCTAAAGTTACAGTTAAGAATCCTTGGGTGTTACTGTCTACGTACTGAAGGTATTGGTCTGAAGTAGAAATCTTTAAAGAAGGAACAACTCCTACAAATGCAGTCTTATCATAGAATACACGGAATTGCATACCTGTAATTTTCTCTGATGTAGAAGTATTGTAAAAGTGTAGGGGAGCAACGGTTTGACCAACGGTGTTTGTTGCTACTTGGTAACCTGAATCGATTACGACCCAGTGACCAGTGCCAGGAGAAGAACTAGCACTCTGTCCAAAGAGGCTAGCCGTAAGTAGGAATAACCCTACTAGAAGCGATTGTATTTTTTTCATGGTTTGTATAATTGCATTTTTTCATAAGCATTTGCCGTTAACCATGGCTCTGGGGTTGGTAGTTTTTTGATGAAGGATAATTCGTACAAGTAGCATCTATATTCTTCTTCCTTTTCCGTAAAGACTGCATCCTCCATAATAAACATTAGATGTAGACTCTCGTGAACTAGTACAGCCGCCAAGTTATTAATTGAATTTAACTTGATGTCTGCATCTGCTATCAGTATGGTATAGTCTCCTTCAACTATACCGGTGGAAGAAAAAGAACTTTTCCAAAAATCAACTCTCTGACATACATCCCTAAAAACTACATACTTTGCTGAGTCTGTAGCCTTAATAAGTTGTATGGCTGAGTCAATCTTTAAATCCCAACCATCTCCCGCTTTAGCAATAGTTTGTGCTTGGCAGGAGATAGTCAAGATGTAAAAAAGACTGATGACCAGCCTTTTCATTATTATTTTTTCTTAGCAGCTTTCTTAGCTTCACCTGCTGCTTTGTCGGCAGCAATAAAGTCGCCAGACTCAATCAAAGTGTAAGTAAAAGAATTGCCGTGGATACCGCTTGCCAATTTGCAAAACTCAAGAAACTGATTAAAGTCCTTTTCACGTTTAAACACTTGACATCCTTCGCTCCAGTTTTCTACGAATGTGGAATCTGCACCGGCTTTGTGAATGTTGATACCGAAGATACCTTCTTGGATTTTAGACTCATCATAAGTCATATCCTTGTTAGCATCTCTGTAAACCTTTACGTTTGCTTTTTGCTTAAGGGCTTGGTATTTACCTTGGTGCAATCCCAATTGGTGAGAACCACGATATTGTCCAGGTACTAAGCGAGCAACACCTGCTGCGTTGTGAAATTCCTTCACGCCCTTTGTTCCGGGATCAGTTGTTGCTTGCCATTGGTGAAACTGCCAAACACCTCCTACTTTGAAAGACACAGTCAAAGTGTCGTCAAACAAGTTGGTAACATCGTTACCAGTAGAAGAGTTGCGTACTCCGATAATATTGATATCGTAGTCTTTTGTTCCGTCAAAGTAAACGTAGCCTTTTGCTTTTACTGCGGCTTCGATTTGTTCTCTAGTGTAGTTCATGATTATTAAGATTCAGTGGTTTCAGAAGAGTTAGAGGCTTCAGGCTTTTTCATAATTTTCTCAACCGAAGTCAAACCCAAGCAACCAAACGCAAGTAAGGCTACAGCGTCTACTAACGGAGTTGAAGGAGCAAAGTGAGCTTCAGTAAAAGAGTTGGCGTACAAGGTAGCGCACAAAGTCAATGTGCAAAATAAGCCGCACAAACGTTTCATGGAGACATTGCCCTTCTCATCTTTGAAAAGACCTCCAATAAAGTTTACAAATTTCATAAGTATAGTTTTTTGTCTACGGACAAAAATAAACTTATGAAAAAATAAGTCAAGTACTTTTTTTACAACACAGTACGGAATTGCTCAAAGGAAACAGGGATAGGTGAGGGGGTTTTTTTAACGGTGCTCATTAGTATGGAAATGGGGGTGTTACAACTTCAAACTCTATAGGCGTTACAAGAATTGGCGTGAGTGATTCATCAAAAACAATATACCAAAATTGCGGTGTATTCAATTCTGCAAACTGATAGTCCACCCAATTCTGTGTAACATCATCGGGAGCAACGGGGATGCCGTGGT